CCTGCAACAGAGGCAGCGCCTGAAGATCAACGGTCCATAGATTAGGCTGCTGATCAGACATGCGTGCCAGAAGAAGGTTGGCCTCCATCCTGGCGTCCATCAGATGCGTCTGCTCGATCTCGGTGCGTCTCACGCCAATCCTGGCAAAGGCATTCAGAACAACCTCGCCGAGAGAGGGTGAAAAGAGGTACGACCCTGAGGTCACCTGTGGGCTCATGGAGTGATAATCCTTAAATCGCCGTTAGCTGCTGCTGAGGTGGTTCCAATTGACGTGATGGCCCAGGTGGCAGTCCCAAGATCAGAAACGCTCGATAGCCATGTCGCCGTGAAGAAAGAGTTCTGCTGGGTCATCGTGATGGCTGTCGAGACGCTGGTAAGCCCTACAGGATAGACGATCGTGAGAGTTCCGCTGGCGGGAACCGTTATGTTGCCATTGGCATCAAGGAATTCAGCTACAAACTGTGCTGTGTTGCCTGATTTGACGTTGGTGGTCATTATGATCCCTGGACTATGATGGCAACTCTTGCTCCAGCGACAGACACGGGCGTCCCCGTCGCTGGGATAGCCTGCGGTTCGTTGATCGAGACTATAGCAGCCCTGGCCATATTCTCAACAATGCCAACGTTACCCAGATGCCGGGGGTCATTCTCGATAATATCGACATAAGCGCTGACGGGAATGTTGAACTGATACAGAACCCCCAGGAAGAAGTCCCTCCGCTCCGTGGCCCGCAACTGGGCTGAATAATTAATCGGAACAAACTCAGCTCGCGCCAGGATCGATTGGAGTTCCTTTTTTAAGCCGCGCTTGAGCCTGATAGGCTCAGAAAGCCATGCAAACCAGTCAATAATAGTTGGGATTAGTGTGTTAACAAGGAACTGCTGGCGCGCCTCTAGAAGGCGAGGCTTAAATCTCTTGGGTTCAGATAACGCGACAAACCAGTCGATCAGAATGGTCGGGAATAGCGTATCGACCAGGAACTGCTGACGCCCTTCAATCAGTCTAGGCTTAAACCGTTTTGGCTCCGATAGGCCTTCCATCCAGCTAAAAGAAACAAAGGGATGCTGGAAAGCCATGGTTTGCTGGTTACCAGTACGCAGACCTGCCCGAAATCGCTTTGGCTCAGATAACGATACGAACCATTTATCAGCCGAGATGATCTCGGAGGTTTGGGTAACAACTTGCCCGATCGTAAACTGGCCGATGGTGCCAAGACCGAGCATGGATCATCCTTCAAACAGTATAATGCTCTTCGATCCAGATGCCGCCGGAACCGCCAAGGCCGCCAGCAAATCCGCCCGTTCCAGCGCCACCCGCCGTGCCGGCTGCGCCGATCGAGTAGGCATAGGATGTGGCGAGCGGCGCATTAATGATGGCATCCACAAATCCGCCAGCGCCACCTCCTCCACCACTATTATCCGATGCTGTCGCAGCGGTTCCTGCACCACCGCCACCGCCACCACTATTCGCGATACCAGCGCCACCGACAGCATTAGCCGGGCCATTGTAACCAGCGCCGCCCAACGCAGAAGAACCTCCTGGAGCACCGATCGAAAATACCGCCCCCGATGTTACGCTGTTGCCGCCGCCTGATGCTCCGGTCAGCGTCAGTCCAATGGCTGGAGAAGCAATGGACCCCAAACCACCATCGATGCCCGGCGAACCGCCAATGACGGGACCACCCCCGCCGCCCTTGGCCAAAATAAGCGAAGTACCAAAAGTGGTATCACCGCCAGCACCACCAACAGTGCTTCCGGTCGTACCAGAACCACCGCCGCCCCCACCAGCTCCGACCGCGCGAACCCTGATCCATAGGCATCCAGGAGGAGGGAAATAGTTGCCGCTACCAGAAAGCCGCGAGGTAAACGTGATCTTGTGGCCCCTCTTGACGGCCCGCGATCCTGGCATCCGAAACATTAGAAGTCCGCCGCTGTTACGGTTACTGCCACAAAACCTCCAGTGGTTGGGATGCTGCTCGTAATGGTCACAGTGAGTGTCTGGGCGCTGGAGGCCAGAAACAAATATGGATTGCCATCACCATCAATAGCCTGAAATGAACCCATCAGGCTCCCTGGCGATGTCGTACCGTTGATGCCGGCGTTGGAGACAAGAGAAACCGCATTAAAGACAAAGTTGGTCGCCGCTGAGTTAATCGCACCCAAGAGGTTGATCGTCGAGGTCGAACTATTAACCGCCGAAATCGCTGTAATCTTGGAACCGTTGGCGCCCCCGGTATAAGCAGTAACGAAGGTATTCGCCGCCGCTGTCGTCGTTAACTGTGTTACACCCACATTGGGTGTCTGAGGCAGTACCGGCGCGCTTTGAACGGCCATTAGATGCCTCCATACATCGCGTGCTGATTAGTGTCGATCGCCCAGAGGTTCTGCGCAGATGGATCGCAGAAGACATTGCAGGATGATGAAAGCCCGGAAAGCACGATCGCCGCCCCTCCGTTCGTAGATGAGTATATTTTCTGTCTCGATAAAGTGGGTCCGGCAGAGTTGTATATTCCGGAACCCTTCTCACTGGCTGATCCATCGTTGATCGAATACTCGATACGATCGCCGTTGCTGGCTCCAGCCAGTGCAAAAGTCAGAAATCCAGAAACCGCGCCGCCAAGCGTAGCTGTCCCAGTCCCAGCAGTTGTGCTGCCAACACGCACAAGATTGTAGACCTTGGACATTAATTACTCTCCGTAAGATCGTCTGGCTTCATAGGAAGCTTCTTGGCGTATGAGTTTTTTCTCGAAGGGATCGCAGAACCCTAAATCTACACATTTGGGACATACCATCTTTCTGCAAAGATTACACATGCCACCGAGGTCATAAGGATCGCACATGGGCTTGATGATAACGATTTTATTACAATGAAAACAGGTGATGGTATCCGTCTCTTGACGGAGACCATCTACGTCAAACGAGAATAAATACCCTCCAGGATTTCTCATTGTTAGGTCATTGCTCTTCGTAGTGGATCGTTCCAGTTGCCGTGCCCGTATAACCACCCGACCGCGTGCGAAGTTGGAACCCAGCCGAAGAGGTTGCGGGAGATACCAATTCGCCTCCAGGAGCAGCCACCCAACGATAAGAAGCGCGTTGGTTGACGCCGATATAGAAGACGTTCGAGTTCGCCGTGATGGTGCCGAACTGAGAACTGTTGACCGTCGTGGTCGTCAGCGACGCGGCGTCGGCTTGATCCAGCGGCTGGGGTGTCGCCGTGGTCGATGTCGAGGCCGTGGTAACCCGGCTGATGTCCCACTCGATAAAGTTATCCGCCGGGGTTCCATTCGTGCCAATCAGGACATCATAGACCTTGATACGGCGCGCTGTTGCGCCGGTACCCGTAAGACCAAGCAGAGCGCCAACATAAGTGGTCGTCATGTTTTGCTGAGTACCAGCGCCGCTGGTGCTGCCGTTCGTTATGCTATAACGCGCCATTATGTTTGCACTCCTGACCAGATTGCCTTGGTATAATCGAGGTCCTCGACCGCCCCCTCAAGAAAAGTAATACCATGGATGAGTTTGTCGCGCTCAGCTTTCATCGCCTCAATCCTGGTCTTAAGCTCCTGTTCTCTCACATGGAGCTTGCGACCAAATGGCGTCGAGTCTGAGTACCCGTAAAGGGGCGGCGGTTGCGCAAGATCGCTCTCAAAGGGAATGCTGACCTTGATGCCGCGCCGGGCAGCCTCTTGGATGAAAAAATAACCCCCTGCCCGTTGCATAATATACTCGCCCTTCGATGCCATATCGATGCCGAACAGGGCGATCTCAGCCGCGCCATACTTGATCGCCATGGCAATCATGTAGGCAAAACTGGACGTGAAGAAATACTTTCCGTGCTCGTTAACAAGATCGGCAATCGGAATGGTGATCGCATTCGGAACCAAAGACTGGTCCTGCATATAGATCGGGAATTTCTGCTGCTTGAGCCATTCAATATAGGGCTTGCCATAAGAGATACATTCCGGCCAGAGAAGGTTGCTATGGACTTCAAACCAAGCGTCCACACGAGGAAGGGTGCCGTGAGCATTGCCAGGAGAGCAGGACCAGATCGTCCAAGTCGGATCATTAAACGGGGCTAGATCGCGGGAAGAAGGCGCCGTGCCGATCATGGCTACCTTAAGCGGGGGTTTGGGAGCTTCAGCCGGCGAAACTGGAACTTCAGGAAGTGGCGCTGGATTGGGCTTTCCTTGAATAGTCGTCTTTCTCAACAAAGCTTCAGAACCGTTCATTTTGACGGCTCCATGACTTCTTTTGCTCTTGAGCAAATCAGTGTTTCTGGGAGTTAGTTTTGTGTGGGTATCCAAGTTCTAAACTCCGGTTATGGTGGCGAACGTAAGGGTTATGGCCTGTCCAGAGCTGACAAAAGGACTTGTCATGACGATATCAAAAGCTGTGGACGGACCAACGGTTAGGCCAGACGCTACCACAAGACCCGTAGAATCCTCAATATCCGCTGTTACAATTTGTGTGCTTAAAAGGGTCAAAGGAGCAGCCAGCGGAAGCCCGGAAAATGTAAGAACCCCATTCGATACGGTGGCGCTGGGTTTCAATAATTTAATAACACCCACAGTTTGGATACCGATGCTTAGCAATCTCATTTGGCCAAAGCTGGATCCAGCATCGATGTTGGAGATAACGACGTTCAGGCGTCCATTAATCGTTGTTGTATTATATGAGATGGACACATTATTTCCCCAACGGTCTTGGGTACCCTGACCCGTGCGGTACCGGCGAGAAATTGAGACTGGTCCGATTGCCGCCAGTAAGGACGGCCGCGAGCACAAAAGCCCCGTTCACGCGCCCAAGATCACGGTCCAGCTTCATCACGCAGAGGGCGTCGAGTGCTGCGTTTGCAATCGGCAATGAAATGATGATCCAAAACCCGGTCAATGAGCTGATGCCGTTCACAAGAGCCTGCGGAGTCGAGACGCTGATACCGGGGAAGACTTGGCTGGTGTCCCATGTAGCACCGTTCCAAAACGTGCCTACCGTCGAATCTGCTTGCGCGGCTGCAGCGTTCGCGAAGATGCAGAAATAATCGATCACGCCGTGTTGGCCTTTAATGTCGCATCAGGAAGGCGGGTGTTCCATGCGGTAAGCCTACTTATTACTCCATCGAGAGGAAAAGAACCGGCACTTCCGCCGATTCCCGCAGGAATGGTTCCTGTGGATGCTGTCGCATCCGATACGAGCGTACCATTGTTGAACACGAGACTGCGTCCAGATGCGTTCCACGAAAAACCGCATTTATTCAAATTTGCCAGAGTAACTGTACCGACTGCGGTAAGAGACGGGGTGAAAGACGTAACTTGATTTCCATTATAAAAGAGGCCGACTGAGCCGACGCTTGCGTACATGGCGCGAACGCCCCCAAACGATGTGACGCCACTCGTCTGAGCAATAATTGATCCAGAAGTTGTTAGGACAAACGCGCCGGATGTCGTGACGCTATCCGCCGCCCGTGTCGCCGTCGCACCAGCCGTCACGATGAATGACGTTCCGAATGCACCCGATTCAAGCTGGAACGCATTCAGCAAACCGGTGACCGTGGCCGTGACCGTTCCGGCGACCGTGACCGTGAATGTGTTGGGAGAACCGTTGGTCGCGGGTGCAGCGCCCGTGATCGTTGCGGTGCCGCCGGATGCCAGCACCGATCCCGAACCGTTGCACCACAACGTGTAGGTGCCGGTGCCGAGCGATGCCGTGGTCTGCGTGGCCGGCGCGTTGCTGTTGAGCAGCAAATTCGTCCGCGCTTCGAAGATCAGCAGTCCGAACGTCGGTGAAATCGCGAGGATGTTGCTTGAAAAGGTATTGTAGGCGTAGCCCGAGGCCGACGATGGCAGTAGATCGGTCGCGTTCGAAGCGCGGGTGATTGAAAGCAGGCTCGTCAGCGTGCCGCCGAAATAGCGGCCGTTGGCGAAATCCAGATCGACGGTAGCTCCTGGTAAAACCCAACCAGGGACTGAACTCCCTGTTCCAGTCAAATACTCACTGATACTGTCATCCAGGTTACTGGCGATATAATTAGGTAAAGTTGGCATATCACCAGCCTTCTCCCTGAATGACCTTGAAAGTCAGGGTTCCGGCAGTGAAGGTCGTGCTTGATATTCTTAATGCCGCCAGAGGGTATACAGACCCAATAGAAACCCCAGCATCAAAATTAGCACTGGAATAGTGCGTCGCAGATGAACCCGCGCTAGACCCAAATGATAGCCATGTCGGAGAAGTAGATAGCTGCACATCATCTAGCGTGTATTGAACCGTAAAGTCAGCCGCTACCGCCGTGCTGACAATCACCGTAGCCGTAATAGGCTTCCCGCCTCTCCAGTTCAGGTTAACAATCGGAGAAGTTCCAGCAGAAGACAGCGTTACGGTGGTATACGGCATTAATGATGGAACCCCTTAAGCGTGTGCGCCAATCCCGCCATCTTGCGAACCCTGGCGCTGCCGGAATGCGACGCCTGAGACATCTTCTTTGCCGGTATCTTCTCTCCCTCAGGGACATGCAACGCTCTGTGCAAGGCGCCTGGGTGCTTAATCGCTCCGGCAATCCAATGCGTGCCGCCCCCGGAGGCCTTCTCTACGCGTCCCCGTTCGTGCTCACGTGGCTCGGCGCGAAAGGGGATTTGGTGCAATCGGCACCACCGCCTCCTGCCTTGCCAATCCGACCGCCACGGGCGCGCTTATCAAGGCGACCATGGCCCTTCTTGCCATGAACCTTGCCGCCGTCCTTCTTTTCTTCAGCTTCCGATACGATCTTGTTCGGGCCGTCACCAGAGTAGTTCTTGCCACCCTTGATGCCGCCGCTGACCTTGCCGCCGCCGGCTTTCTTATGACGATTAGCCATGGTCTATATCTCCTTAAGCAGTAACCGACTGAAGGGCTTTGAGAGTGATCGTGCCAGATACTGCCACAGTCGATCCGGCAAGAGATAGGCGCAGTCCACCGAGAGGAGAAAGTACGGTGTAGATAACGCCACCGCCCGTGTCCATGGTAGTCGAATTAAGAGCCGAACTCAGGTTCGCCCAAGATACTGTCGGAGACGGAGTAACCGTTGGGTCATCCAAGGTAAATTGCACGAACCCCTGCGATCCAACTGCGCCAGAACTTGCCGTGACCTGGATCGTGGTAGTCTTGAATACCGGGTTAAGGATGATCGCCCCAGAAAAACTGGAAGTGGCGAGAGTAGTTACTTGTGCGCCCATGATGTTTTCCTTTAACCGCCGGTCTCGATTTGCCAGTAGGTCTCGTTGGTATTCTCAATAGCAGCCGTAGACCCACGCTGCGTCATGGGATTTATGGTTCCAGCGAAAGCACCCAGGGTAATCTGACCACTATTGAATACGCTGATCATTGGATGTCATCCCTAGTTCTAATGCCATATTTTTCAATGGCAGTTTTTCTAGCTTCTATCGCGTCTTCCAAGGCGGCGAAACAGCCAAGGTCTATAGACTTACCCTCTATCTCAAGACGGGCACGGTATTTGTTACCATGCTTACAGATACCGGAATAGCCAGTTTTGTTGCGAGGATTTAACCCCTTATTGTGGTTGTTCTCGCTCTTGGTAGCAACAATCAGATTTTCCCATCGGTTATCATTGCGGATACCATTCTTATGGTCAATATCGTTTTCAGGCCACTGATCCGTCATGTAGAGAGATGCAAGTGTGTGCTCTAGATACTTCTTATAGTCGATGCCGATCGATCGATATCCGCCACCATGAGCACCACCAGCCCGTTCTCCAGGTTTGGCAACTGAATTGTGGACCCTCCAGGTGAAGTGGCCTGTCAGCGGCTCGTAATGGAGCAATGCTCGTAGGCGCTCTGCTGTCATCTCCTGAGACTTGATCTCATCCTGAGACTTGTCATGAACCCGGATATTGCTAATCCGATTATTGAGCTTATCCCCATCGATGTACTTGATGCGAGCGCACGGCCAATCACCATGGATGTAAGCCCATGCCACCTGCCCTGCGATATAGTTCACTCCATCAATCATCAGCAGCACATATCCTAACTCGCTTATACGGCCAGCCCCTTGCCGACCATATTTACCATCTCGCCTACCACCACGACTGAGCCGTCTCGTAAAAATCCCGGTCTCGGGATCGTAGTGGAATAGCTCCTTAATCCGGTCTTGTGTTGGTCTTTCCTTCATTTCCCTCTCCACAGATTATCTATGAAGAGGTATTTAACTCCTAATGCATATATGTCAAGTACACATCATGAAGTCGGGAAGGAGCCCCAAATGCTTCTCCAGTCGAAAAAGCCAAATGAGTAGCGCTGGTAACCCTTGACAAGGAGGTTATCTGTTGTAAATTCGACACTCATATCCATCTCATAAGGCTTGCGGTTCATGAAGATCAAGCCGTCGATGTTCGTAGTAATGAACCATGCGAACGAGCTGGTCAGGTAGTCATTGACGATGAACCCTTCCTTGAAGGAGTCGTTCATGTCCTTGATAGCATTGATATCGTTCGTGGCAGTGCCGGGACGTAGCTCGCTGCGATAAAGACGGAGCGCAACGGGTTCCAATGCTACCGGGATGATGGTCTTCTTGGCGCGGGCGTAAATCTTCAGAGCCGCGTTGTCTCTCCAGGTAGACCTGATCTGAATACCCGCGTTCAGAAGTGAAGTCTCATTAAGATCGACCGCAACGCTCGGAGTGTTCGCAATCGTGGTTCCGTCGATCGGATGGTTTGGATCGAATAGGGCCTTGCCGTCGCCACCGACCGAAGGATTGTAAGTGGTGCCGCTATTCAGAACGTTCGCGGCGTAGATTTCTTCGGTCTGCGCAAAGGAGAACATCAGACCATCATTCGACGGTCCAAACTCTGACTTGTACAGATTGTCATCAATGGCCTTGCGTGTGATCGCGTAGCCAAGCCCGATCTCGTTGTGCTCTTGGTTGTAGACGAAGCGCTCACCAGCCGCATTGTCGAAGGAGGTCGGGCCGCCCTCCTGCTTCAACTGGGCAAGACCCAGATAACGCATAGAAGCGCGACGTTCGACCGCGTATTGCGAATTCGTCTGCTTGAAAATCTGAGGCCACTGACGCGGGATTTGATCGTATTTACCCGATATACCCCATAATCCTGGCAAAAGGAGGTCGCGGATTTGACTGAGTGCTACGGGCATAGAGACCTACTCCTTAGATGCCGGTCAGGTTAGATCGGTCGAAGTTATTCGGAGCGACCACAAGGATATTGCCGGCACTGGTGTTATCAGTGCCGTTAACGCCCGGAGGTGCGTAGTTCGAATAAAAATCGTAGATACGGAAGGGAAGAGAAGAGCCGGTAACCACCACACCAGAGGAGGGGTTCAGAGATACGTTGGATACTCCGCTCAAAGTGTTCCCTAGCGAGGAAACAGCAGCAGTAAATCCAATGTTCAAACCAATCTGGCTGGCCGAAAGAGTGGCGACCGTCGAGCACTGCGCAATGTAGAGCATCTCTGTATCAGTGCAGCACCAGCCCTTTACGTCGTTGGTGCCCGACGTGGTCGCGACCGATCCTGGGAAATATGGCGAGAACACAATGCGGTTCACAGACGCGTTGTAATATTCGCAGCCCATGAAGATGCCGCGAATTTGCTGAGTACCGGAAGCCGGTAGGGTTACATAAGGACCGGTGGTCGAAGTCGCGATCGGATCACCAGTGAAGTACAAATTGGGATCGGACGACGCGATGACTACGGTCTCAAAGCCCGCAGTCGGGGCGCCACCGTCAAGGCGGCGAAGCTGACGAAAACCAAAGGGCGCTGGGGTATTTGCCATTTTGCGATAGCTCCTTTTGCGTATCCAGGACCATCCTGGTTACGTCAAACGTCAGAAAGCGATCAACGCTTTTCCGACAGAGCCATCACGGCGCGTGATGGTGGTGGTTTTGGCAGCGCGCCAAGCCCGATATCGAGCTGTAATTCGTCACACTTACGACAGAATTATATTACCGTCAAGCCTTGTTGCGTTTAAATAGCTCGCACCAATAGCTTTTTTCGATCTCTCCAATAACTAACGTACACTTCCCTCCAGGGATATAATGAGCGCAGATACCGCAATGCGCCTTCCTCATTCCCTGGGAGTAATCAACATCATCCTTATGATGGGTCGGCTTCATTATTATTCTTCAGGAACCCTCAAAAGAGGCTCATAGCTCTTGTTGATCTTATTGGAGTTGAGCGCAGTGCGATGCTGGCCATCTAGTGTTACGTTAACATCACCGCCACGAAGCTGCTGTTCCTTGATCCAGACCTGTTCGCGGGCCTTCTTCTTGTCGTGCGCCAGCGCCATTTTGGTATATTCAGCAGGTCGCTCCATCAGAACAAGACCCTCGACATTGATCTCGCCCTCATAGCCCTTGGGCATCCAAACGCCATCGTGGCGCCTGGATGGAACCGGCATCCAGCCCTTGCGCTCGAACCGAGCCCGGCGCTGAGGTTGGTGCTGGCCGAAGATACTATCCGTGACCCACTGGTAGGTCATGCCGTCCGGGATCATCTCAGGACCAACCTTGAGCCGATCTTCATCTTCATCAACCACGTAAACGAAGTCATCCGGAAGACGAGAAGTGGCCTTCGGGCGAAGGTCGATCTTCTCCTTGTTCTTGGCTCCAGGAGGCCGACCGCGACGCTTGGGTTCTTCAGTTGTCATAGTAGCCTTCTTCCTTCATCTCATTAAGGCGCATCAGGTTCCGGGCGTACTCTTGTGGAGAGATGCCTGAAATCGCCGCTGCTTCCTGCTGCTTGATGCTCAGCTTGATCTTCGAGGAACTGGGCTTGCCGCTATTGGTCGGAGCATCCCTGGATACTGGTGCTGACACTAGCGTTCTCCTTGCGGTCTGACGGCGGGAGACGGGCTCGCTCTCCTCCTCGTCATCTTCATCGATCTCTTCCTCAGTCTCTGAGTAGCCAAGGCGATCTTCCAAGTACTGAAAATACTTCTTCGACCCAGGAGTAAATCCCTTATCTTCCGCTTCCACATGGGCACCTTGAAGCCTCATATTTTTGCGTTGATCGGTCCAGGCGTCTGGATGAGTTTTCAGCCATTCCTTCTGGCTTGGCAGCAAGGCTGAATTAGCGTCAATCTGTTGTTCCACGCTAAGACGCTGCGCAGGAGGAGGATTGCGCTTTAGTTCCTCAGCCTTGGCGACAGCATTGGCTTTTCGTTGCTCAAGGATATTCTTGCCATCCTCAAGCTGGATGATCTTGGCCTCAGCCCTGGCAATACGCTTCTGGGCATCCGTGGCGGCCCTATGATCACCATTTGTGAGGGCGCCCTCAAGATCGCGCTGTGCCCCTTCGGACTCGCTCTCAGCCGCGCCCATGGCGGTCAGGACTGATTGATACTCCGCTTCTTCGGCGCGCGTGAGATAACCACTCGACTCGCGCTGGGCTTCCTGGAGACGGGTCTGGGCTTCGGCCTGCTGCCTCTGGGTCTCGATCTGAACCTTGCGGCCTTCTTCGATCGCAGCCCGCATATCCTCAAGTTGCTTCTTGAGATCGCTGGTTTCGGCGACACGAGCTTCCTCTTCCGCCTTCTTATGACGGCGATACTCGCGAGCGGCTTCTTTCTTGGACTCTTTTTGAGCGTCCGTATCCGTAGCAAGTTCCGCAAAAGAGTCCGCAGGATTACTCTCTTCGGTAACTACGGGATCATAGTCGATCTCCACCTCAACATCCTGAGGCTCTTTGTCTCTCGGAGGCTTAATGCGGGGCATTAGTAAACCATCTCCGGTCTGGGAATGATCAGTTTGACGCTGGTATCGACCAGCATTCTACAGGGGCGCTCACCGACTTTAAGCTGCCATCCATCCCCTGGACGGAAGACAACCCAATCGCCAATCTGGGCGCGCTGCTCGCCGAACTCCATGTCAGCGGTACTCACAAAAGCAGCGGGACCGCATTTCAGGACCAATCCAACCTTGCCCTGATAGTCATCTTCCTTGCGGGTATTGTCCGTCAGAATGATGCCGCCCTTGGTCTTTTCGGGACGCTTCCAGATACCTACGAGTATCTGATTATACATCACGTCAACTTCAGAGATGTCACCGACTTCATTGAATATCTGAAATTTATCTTCCTCATCGGGGTGATAAGGAGGAGGAGCGGCGGCGACCCAAGCTCTAACTTTCCCCATTTTGTACCTTTACGTCCTCATGATCTCATCATCGATCTGTTCGCAGATAGCGATAACATCTCGGATGCACTGAAAGTATCCCATCTGTCTCATATAATCATCTTGTGTCAAGACAGTCTGGGTAATAACTTCCGTTCTAGTTCTCTTTAACTCATCTAAACGTTTGAATAGCTCATTCTCAAAGTTGTTCACTTTGACTTCTTCCCAGCCTGTTGAAGACGGGCAACTCCTGTTGCTTGACCAGCATCAGGAATGCGACCGCCAGAGGCACGCTTAATACCTCCTCCACGCTTCTGCATGGGCATCCCAGGCATGCCTCCTCCAGGAGGAGGAGCGCCCAGGGGAGATGCCGGGGCTGGCGAGGGGGAGGGCATACCAGCCCCGGCTTGCATCGCGGCCATATCGTCCGGAGAGGGAGTCGCCGGGGGAAGACCGCGAGCAATCGATGATTTATGCTTTCCACTATGATGCTTGGCACGACCACCACGCGCCAAGGCATGAGGATGATCCTTGATCTCCATCACGTCGGAATGAGAACTGTCTACGTGACCGTATCCCTTCGTATCAAGATTCTTGACGGAGCCACCCTTATGGATGGAGCCCATCTTGCTCTTGCCAGATTTATGCGCTTGGTGCTTGAAGGGATGCATGTTTCATAACCTCTTTAACAGCGTTAATGGGTTGGCTATCGCCGTGCAGTTGATCCCCAACAAACCATTTCAGGTGAACTTCTTGTTGGTCGCAGCCTACAACCGTCATGTCAGGGCTGCCGCTTTTCAATTGGACTATATCACCAGCTTTATACCTTGGGGCGAATTTTGTAAAAACCAGAAGGTTAGTTCCCAGCACTTCTTTAACTTCGGCCATAATCAGTCTCCCTTTGATGCAGGCTTAGGCTTGGCTTTAATTGCTTCTATCTTAGCGTCATTGTTCATGCCCGCAATGTGCGCTTTGTTGGCCTCTTGAAGCGTGGCCATATGCGCCTCATGGGCATGATCGCGCGCCTGCTGAATATGATCAGATTGAATGGATTGCAGATGTTGGTTCTGATCCGATTGTAATTCCTGCTGATGCTGATGATGTTGCATCAAGAGTTGGACCGCATTCTGCATGGTCTCCTGGCCACCGCTGTCATCCTGACTATGGATAAGGCGCTCTTCCAGAAGCTTAAGACGCTCCAGAACGATCTTCATCTGCTCTACACGCTCGCGTGAGGCACGATCAGCCGCCTTGTCCTGAGAGGACATCTTCTGGATTTCCATCTTGAGCTGCATCTGCATAATATTGGATTGCTGAGCTTGCTGATTGGCCTGCTGTTTGGCCTGCGCGGCAACCATGCCTGGATCAGGCGGGGCAGGTGCAGGCGTGGCGCGGAACAGTCCCTGTGGGTCTATGCCAGCAATCCGCATGGTGCGGACATCAACTGCAATCGGGTCATAAAGAGCTGGCTTGGCAGCAGAAAGAGTCTGGATGACCGCAGCCTTCGCGATCCTGTGCATGCTGGTTGGATTGTTCGGATCGGCTACGGGAACAAGATTAGCGTCATTGAGCGCTTTGAGGAATTGCTGCTTCTTCCACGGCATCGCCGGGTGGTTATTGAAACGCCAAAAGGCTTCCGGGTCTTCCTTAAAACGCTCCTTAAGAAGCTTGAACTCGCGCAATTGGGCGTCGTGTAACCTTTTGTGAACCGCATCCATTACTTTCGTTGCCTGCTCGATCAGAGCCAAGGTGGTTCCAACCGGAGCGTCTTGCTTGCCCTCACCGATATTCACATCAGCAGCGCCACCTGCCCGCTGTCCGACTTCTTCCACATGCTGAATGAACTGAACAAAGGCAGCACCGACATCCTTGTACGGCATCGGCATCACGGCCTGACCGATCGGCATGCCGCCGGTATCCAAACCAATTCCAGTACCCGGAGCCACGCGGAATTGGTTGGTTAGCTGCCGTCCGAATTGCTTCTGATAGACGAACCCAGGGAAGTTCGCGAACATGCCCGCATCGAGGATTTCTCGCCATGCTGCCGTCAAAGCCGCCGTGGTGTTACCCAGGATGTTGATAAGACCGATGCCATAGAAGCCCATGGCGTTTACGAAGGGGAAACTTACGAAGTACTCTTTCGCGATAGCGAGCTTGTCTTTTTCTTCCCAATTGCGCCGTACCTGAAGGACCTTGCGGCTTTCTTTGTGGATCGTGACCACATAGGGAACGTGTAGACCGGTCACCTTGCCTTTATTTTTGTGCTCGAAACCATCGATATCAAGCTCGCAATAGCACTCGTAAATCTCATGCTCGGCATCCTGGGGGCGCTGGGCCAGAGGCACGACACCCGTTATTTCGTTCTTGATCTGATCGACAGGAGAGGGCTGAAGATAAGAGGGAGCGGGCATGATATCCGTATCACGATAAGCTCCGACAATCTGCATCAGCTTAAGCGTTCTGGGACGCATCTTGATGATGTGCGTAATGCGACCGCAGTTATCCAAATCAGTCGCTGAATTGTTAACGACAAGGTCTTCAGCATTAACACTTTCCGATACGGGTCTACGTCTCAAAGGACAGTTATAGACCTTCTTAAATCCCTGGCCGCCAGCGCCAACCCAAAACAGCATGCGATCCGTATCGGGCACGTATTCAGTCGCGACCGCTGTCAGATAGTGATTGAAGTCTGTTTCGAGCGCCATGGCCAGTTCGTCCGCTGGGTCATTTTGACCATCGGGAATAGCCGGTGACGGGGGCTGCATCATGCCAGTCGGCGCCGCAGACGGTGGGGACGGCGGCGCCGATCCTTCAGGGGCGGGCATGCTCGGTGGAGGTGCCGGGGGTCCCGGAGGTGCAGGAGGAGGGGGAGTCCCAGGCGCTGGCGGCCCTTGCACTGGCTGGCCTTGCAAGGGATTTCCCATCGGTGGACCGCCATTATGTCCCATTTGAGGCGGGGGAGCTGGTGGAGGCGTCGGAGGAGCTTGCGGCACTGCCTGCTTCGGTCCGAGCGTATTATCGTTCCGAACCTTAACAGGGCCGCCAGCAGGAAGCAGTTCGCCACGGGCATTTGCCTGAAATCTCAATACCGTATCGGCGAGAAGAGGATGCCTGACCTTGGAAATGCCGCCATCGGTACTCACCTCACCGGTCGGGATTTCGAGCTTAAACCCAAGCAGTTCGATCCCACGCGCGCGCGTTTCTAGCCAGTCCTTGCGTGATTGGATGTCGATTTCGACACCTTCAAGTATCTCGGTAGCGATGCGCTGAAGCTCGCCTTCATCGATATCATCTGCAAGGTTTCTATAAAAATCGTTCTTATCGTCCTCATTTTCGACAGATTTCGGTGCAAAATCGAAGGTAATGGAACCGTCTGAGTTCTTGGTTTGCTGAACGCCATTCGTAGGTTTCGACTGATCATCCTGGTTGAAATGACTCAAATCCAAAGTAATCGGAGAGGCAAAGGGATTGCCTCCAGGAGGTTGGGTAACATTTAGCGGGTCTAAGTGATTTGCCATTAAATAGCCTTAGCAAGGATATAAAACTGGTAGTCTTCTTCGGTATTTTAGCAATTCTTCCTCTTCGTACTCCGTCTCCTCCTTACGGAGCACAAATCCCATGTCGCGTAAATACCTTAGCGCCTGGGTAGTTGAATCAACCAAGTCATCGTGAGGTGCCTTTGGAAACGTAGCACACTGATCGATTACTTTGGTGGCCCAGTCCACATCTGGCGCATAGACCATTCCTTCCGAGAAGATGTGCACAATACTATGGGCGCGAGCGACTTTATCTCCCTTGCGGGTGGGATTGATTAGCTCGACACCGAAGTTCCCAGAGAAGCCCACGATCTTTCTGATTTCCTGTGCTACCGAAATACCGCTGGCTTTGGCCTCGATGAGTAGCTTATCGACCGGATATCTTGGTTCGCCAAGGTCTATCTTCCGACTATCCCTAGTGCAGCAGTCTATAACACGTTGAACCAGTTCAGGAAACCCAAGGCGCTCTTCCCAGGCATAAAGCAGGATGACTCTGGGATTTCCGTACTGATCGCGGAAAACGCCCCAAATCGTCAGGGCTGAAGGATCGTTCTCTTCTTTTTCGGTATAGGCGCTGTCCAACGAGGCAATAATGAACTCGCAACGAGGGTATTCACCGCTTTCCCAGACTTTCCACCAATCCTGCTTGATGATGGCGCCGCCGCGCGGTGTCGGGATTTGCTGGTACTGACCGGCCCACGCATAGGGTCCTTTTGCGTGCTCTAGAGCATCAACGCTCTCTTTAGAGAACCTCTCTGGCCACGCCAACTCGCCGTCTTGAGTTCTGGGGTCTTCCCAGATGATCTCCTCGCCTTCGTGATTTGTACCAAGAACGGTAACACAGTGTCTGGTCTCATCATACCGCATAGGTATCATAAGATGGGTATAACCTAGCTCCCTTGAGATCGCGACACCAGACACATCTTCCGCATGAAGTCTCTGTTGAATAACAACAATCGCGCTTTCCTGGGGATTATTCAGGCGGTCCGGGACGACTTCCGTGAACCACATATTGGTTGTGGCGCGAACGGCCTCCGACTCCATCAGCATGGTATTATTGGCATCATCGATGATGAACCTGTCACCACGCTCACCGACGCCGATACCACCGACCGACGTAGCCAACTTCCATCCGGTTTTATCGTTGGCGAATTTTACTTTCGTAAATTGGTCGTTGGAGATGCCAAATCGAGACCCCCATAGGCGCTGGTATCGATCGCTCATGACAATATTTCTGCATCGCATATTGTCTCGTTCTGTCAAGTGGTTAGAATAAGATGCGCAGACGTATCGATACCATGGTTTATTCTGCGGTCCCCACTCATAGGCGGGCCACATGACATCCGTTAACAGGGATTTTGTGAACCCAGGCGAGACGTTTATCAGGAGCCGCTTTATATCTCCACGCGTAACCGCTTCCAAATGCTCAGCAATTGCCGAAATAGCCCAGCCTTTTACGAAGGGGATCGCAGGTTCGACCACAGGCCAAACATACTCCACGAATGAAATGAGGCTTTTTTCGTATACCTCTGCCTCAAGTTTTTCACGAAGCTTAGCGGTGGCCTTTGCGATGTTGGCAATTCTTGATTGGTCCATAAGGGCTTAGCTCCTAAATGGCTAATATCATATTTGCGCCTTAATGTAATGAGACAATTTGGGTATGAGAAAGAACGCGCTTTGGCCCATGGGCATCGTTGGTCTCGGAATACTTGCGCTTGGGTTACTTGGGGCAGCGGGCTTCTTTCATGCGCCTAAATCATTCCTTCAAGCACCTGCGCTCTGGTCTGATGTCTGTGTCAAGACGGATGCCTGTAAGCCTTTGCAATCCCCCAAGATGGTGAGCCATGAAAAAACAGGAACTAGAAGCGCTGTACGAGCAGATCGAAGTGCTGGAGCGAGTACGAAAGGCACAGGGGGAATTCGACGCAAACTCAAAAACCATCCTCATGCTGTTATCGACGGTACGCGAACTTGTAATCCATGCCATCGAGGAACAAAGCCGGGTGTCAAAACTCATCCGGTCCAAACCCAAAGGCTAGAATAACGAGAGGGAAACCATGACGCCGATTGATGAATACGATCAGCCCGTTCTCGCAAAGAGAGCAAATTTTCTACAAACCAAGGGACTATCTCTGGTTCCGATCAATGAGAATATTCGGGATTATTCCAGATGGCTCAATGATCCTGAGGTCGTTAAGTTCTCAGAACTTCGCCATCGTTCGCATACCCCTGAAAGCTGCATAGAGTACATCAAGGGCTTTGATCAGATCGATAACTGCATGTGGGCGATCTATGCCATCGGTCCTGACATGCATATCGGGAATATCACCATCCACATCGATCCCAACAACAACGTCGCTCAGATGGGCATGCTGATCGGTGAAAAGTGGGCATGGGGACGCAAATATGGCCGGGAAGCATGGGGGGCCGTAATGACCTGGGCGAAGACTCAGAAAATCCGCCAAGTCGAGGCTGGTTGTATGCTCAATAACGTTGGCATGCGCCGCATCATGATACTTTGCGAAATGTTGCATTGCGCAACCGTTGAAGGTCATTTCTTGCTTGATGGAGCCATTATCTCCAAAGCCATCCACCGGAAGATATTCTGATGCATAAAACGAAAGAGTTTTGGGACCAACAGGCTGAGAAGCATGGCGCTGATCAAGCCGCGACAGCGCCAGACCATTTCTACCGCGATAACATCGAGATCAAGCGCATCGTTGAAGTCATGACGATCATGGAGCCGGAAGCTATCTTGGATATAGGCTGCGGTAATGGCTATTCCACGATCGAAATCGCCAAGAAGTTTCCGACATCGATGGTGATCGGGGTCGATACTAGCGAAAAGATGCTCGAAGAGGCCCGAGAGGCCGCCAAGGGCATCAATAACATCACCTTTTTCCAGGGTGATGTCCTTACTCTATCCTGGCATCCGAAATTGCAGCATCAAAAGTTCGATGTGGTGCTCAGTGTGCGCTGTTTGATCAATCTGGACAACTGGGAAGAGCAAAAACTCGCCATTTTGCAGATGCGAAAGCTTCTGACGCCGGACGGTTCTCTGATTTTAGTCGAAAACACCAAAGAGGGACTGGATAAGCTCAATTTGCTCCGTCAGATCGTGGATTTGCCCCCGATCGAACAGCGATGGCACAATAATTACATCCCGGAAGACAAATTGAAGCAGTTTGTCGCTGAAAACAACCGAAAACTGTTCCAACTCATGGCAATGGAGAACATCGGGAACCTCTACTACATCATTTCGAGGGTGGTTTATGCCAAACTTGCGCAAATGGAGGGCAAAGAGCCATCCTATGATCACCCACTCAATGAAATAGCATCTCAACTGCCTAGCCTGGGCGATCATTACTCATGTTCACCGAACTATATGATGATCTTAGAGAACATCCCGGACGAAAGTTAATCAGCAACAAAGGAAAGAGACATGACACAGAAATTGGACGCGAAATTCTCTGGCGTAATTTTTAAGATCAAGGATGGATCGATTGTCAGCGACGACGAGTATGTGGTATTCTTGGCAAAGGATACCGCATTCTATGAGACACTTCCGACCTATCGCCGTAAGTGCATTGAGCTTGGTGCCGATCAAGAACAGATCGCGGCAGTCGATCGCATGATCGCAAGAGCGACTGATTGGCGGCATGCTAATCCCGATCGCTGCAAAGTTCCTGATGCTAAGGGTGAAAAGCTGGTTGGTTAATTAATCCCGCATCAAGAAGAAAGTAATGGGCAAGCAGGAAGATATCTTTCTGGAGAGCGAGGGGGACGCGTGGTTTGAGCGAAATATATACAAAGTTCGTGAGGATGTCCACGCAGACCCCGTTATCCAGCTCGTTCTCAGGCATTTTAATACCGGCGAGCCATTGGGGGTCCTAGAGATAGGATGCTCCAATGGCTGGCGCTTGAGCGAACTCCATAAAATCTACCATTGGTTCTGTTACGGCATCGATCCTTCAGCCGAGGCCATCAAAAACGGCCTGATGAGGTTCGGCAACCTGGAGAAACTGAACCTTACCCGAGGTTCAGCGACGGCTCATCCTTATCATTCCGCAACCATGGATATGATCATCTATGGTTTTTGCCTCTATGTGTGCGATCCCGAAGAGCTGTTCGAGATCGTTACGCAGGCCGACAATGCTCTAAAAGACGGCGGCTCAATCATCATCCATGATTTTGACGCAGAGTATCCTCATTCTGTCCCCAATCATCATGTAGAAGGATTGATATCTTACAAGATGGATTGGAGCAAGCTTTGGCTATGTCATCCGGCATATAGATTGGTCGAGAAGGTATCATTTGCAGACGGAACCGCTGTCTGGCTTCTTAGGAAATCTCAGGGAGATGCGTTTCCGTGCTCATCGGCATCTTAGGGTTTGGTTCGATTGGAATGCGTCATGGGCGCAATCTCATGGATATCGGGCATCAGGTTGTTTTCCATGATCCTGGCGTTCTCGGCAGCATAGATCGTGATGTTCTAATCCGAGAGGCGGATGCGGTCATTATCTGCACGCCAACGATACGGCATGCTCTTGATCTCTGCGATGTCTTGCAGGCAAGGAAGCATGTCCTGGTTGAGAAACCCATTGGTTATGACTGTCCTCCATATATCTCGGGCCTCATCATGGGCGCGCGGTCAGCAGCGAGAGATTTGGTAGTCGCTACTGGGTTCATGTGTCGGTTTCATCCTGAAGTTCAGAGAGCAAGGAGCATGATAGATTATGGCTACTTCAACAAAATCATCGATGTGCAATTCGATGTTTTACAAAAAAATAGCAAACCTGAATACTTGCGTGATGGTGTTATCCGAAATTGGGCTTCGCACGAACTCGACTTGGCTAGATATCTCTTGGGAAATCTCTGTCTAGAAAAAGCTGATGTTGGCGTTTCTCTCGATCACCAAGACATTTCTATGGTAGCTGATCTCTATAGCATAGAGCATGACTGTCCTGTGATTATACGAGCCGATTACATTACCAGTCCAGAGTTTAGAAGATTTTCTATTCAAGGCAATAAAGCTGTAGCCGTCGCGTTTAATCTAGTGCGAGGAGAGGCCGTCTGGGACCAAACCTACGTGGATGAACTCAAGGCATTCATCAATGCGATCGATGGTAAGGACCCTGGACCGCTGGCAGATGGTGCAGATGGTGTCGCGGCTCTTCAACTCGTCATGGACATAAGAGAGAAGGTTGGATTGGAAGATGAGCAAAAGAAGAACATTTAGATGCGAGTTATGTGAAATGAATTATCCGGTAGAACCGGGATGGACTGACGACATGGCAAAGGAGGAGTTTCGTCGTCTTTATCCAGGGCAGCCATTCAAGAATGTCGCCAAAATCTGTGATGACTGCCATAAAATGGTCGAGATATGGCGCCAGGAGAATGAGGGAAAGAGGACGCTTCAATGAGACTTCCTCATGAAGCCAAAACACAAGATATCTCAGACTACGCTCAAGCATCATCTAAAATATGATCCTGAAAGTGGAATATTCTACTGGAGACATTCCACCTATCGAACTGACCTAATTGGCAATCAAGCTGGGTACATTGATCGACGTGGGTATATCCGCATTAAGATTGGATCGATTACATATCTAGCTCATAGACTAGCCTACATCTACATGACCGGAACTAATCCTCCAGAGCTTATCGACCATAAGGATAACAACCGACAGAATAATCGATGGATAAACATCCGTTCAGCTACACATGGGCAAAATGTCTCAAACTCCTCAGGATGGAAAAAGAGAAAAATAAAACTACCCAAAGGAGTGTACAAACATTCCATGTCAGCAGGATATTTTGCCATGATCGTAGTAGACAGAAAACGTCACTATCTTGGCTCCTTCAAAACAATAGAAGAAGCGAAAGCTACCTACATTTCCGCCGCCATAAAATTCAAAGGCGAATTCGCGAGGGCTTCATGACTAAAACCGTTGCCATATGCCAAGCTAGGATGTCCAGTACCCGCTTACCGGGAAAGGTTATGAAAGACCTTGCGGGAAGACCTGTAATAGATTGGGTGGTAGAGGCCGCCAAACACGCTCCCGGCGTTGACGAGGTCATAGTTGCCACCTCCATAGAACCTGCGGATGACGTGATTGCGGAGTGGGCTACACATAAGGGAGTAGCATTATACCGAGGATCGTTAACTGATGTCATGAGCCGATTTGTAGGAGCGGCCAATCAAACCAACGCCGATATTATCGTTCGCTTGACCTGTGACTGTCCTCTGCTTGACCCGAATGTAATTGGAGAAGTGATCCAACTCAGGAAAATAAAAAATGCAGACTACGCCTCATGTACTGATCCTCCCTCGTATAGTGACGGTCTCGATGTCGAGGTATTCACGCGGGGAACTCTGGAAAGCGCCAATCGGGAAGCAACGCGAGGAACTGACCGAGATACTGTTACTCGCTTTATGGTTCGCAATCGTCATAGGTTTCATGCTGTTAATTTGGTCTGCTCGCTTCCTAATCTCGCTCGTGAACGGTGGGTCCTCGATAGTCCAGAGGATTATGAATTCATCCTGGAGATCGCAAAGAGGCTTGGCGGCGGCAGAAATCCACCGTCATACCTTCAGATTTTGTCGATCCTTGATAAGGAGCCATCACTCCGGGCGATAAACAACATGCACTCTCGCAACGAGCGCTTCTATGAGGCGCTTGCTGCGGAAGGCTCTAGCAAACGATCATATCATAATTCCAAGATGATGCTAGCTAAGGCTGAGGCTTTGATCCCCTTGGGAACGCAGACCTTCAGCAAGAGCAAGCTGATGTTCCCGGAAGGAGCAGCGCCACTGTTCGTAACCCATGGAGATGGGGCCTATGTCTTTGACGTGGATGGCAATGATTATGTTGATTGCGTCGGAGGGCTTCTGCCTAATATCCTTGGCTACAGAGACCCCGATGTGGATAGCGCTATCCGCGATCAGCTATCTAGCGGGATTAGCTTTAGCCTTGCGACCCCTTTAGAAGAGAAACTAGCGGCGCTGCTCCATAAGCATATTCCATCCGCTGAGATGGTGAAATTCGGCAAGAACGGCAGCGATGTCACGACTGCCGCTGTCCGTCTTGCGCGCCATGTCACCGGACGAGATATGGTCATGGTAGGTGGCTATCACGGCTGGCACGACTGGAGTATGGCGGTTAGTGAGCGCCATAATGGCATCCCCTGGGATGTCCAAAAGCTTTCCGATAGTCTGCACGCTGATAAAGAGCGGTTTAGCTCATACGCCGCCATGATCATTGAGCCTGAGTTCTATTCCAAGGAAGAGCTACAAGGCATCCAAAAACTATCCCTTGAATATGGGTTCCTCTTGATCTTTGACGAGATCATCACTGGGTTCCGTTGCGGGTTGGGGGGTTTGCAGAAAGTCCATGGGGTGGCGCCTGATTTGTCTTGTTTTGGCAAATCCATGGCCAACGGCATGCCGATATCTGCCTTGGTCGGACTTGAGAAATACATGAAACACATGCCTGAGATTGCTTATTCAGGCACGTTCTTTGGCGAAACACTATCGATCGCAGCGGCGATTGCGACCATCGAAAAGTTGGAACGCGAGAGGGTCCCGGTTTGGTTACTGTCCCTTGGTATCTCTGTCTATGCCAATGTTACAACCCTGATCCAGAAGGCCAGATTGACTGAGTATATCTCATTGTATGGCCCTATGGAGCTAAATCGCATCAAGTTCAAGAACAATGGCGTCCAGAGCCTGTTCATTCAGGAGATGGCCAAGAACGGCGTGCTCATCATCGGTAGCCACAACCTCAGCTTTGCTCATGGTAAAACCGAGCTGGATATCATCACCAGAGCCTGGGAAAAGACACTGGACAAGCTTGCTGAAGCGGCGAGTTCCAATATCCTGGATCATCTCGATGGCGGTCTCGTCATGGCGAAAGGCGTCAGATGAGCACTGTTATCATGAAATTAACGGTGCCTTCTGATTGGGATGGCCAACAGTTGAAGCCAGCCGGCACTATTGGTTTAAGACAAATCTGTCTAAACCGAACTAACTGGATGGCCCATGATCAGCTAAGTTCGATCATCATACCTGATGGTGGCCAAATTATCATCAGACGCGATGGTCATACGATCTATATTGAGCGACCATGAAAGTCCTTATCACCGGAGGCTCAGGTAGCTGGGCGCAGGCTTGTGTTAAACGCCTCCTAGATGACAAGTTGGCTGACCGCATCGTTATATATTCTCGTGGTGAGCACCTTCAAGAGGAGATGGCGCGACGCTTTAATCATGATGATCGCCTCAGGTTCGTCATAGGGGATGTTCGTGACCGTGATCGACTTGAGATGGCGATGTATGGGATTGACACAGTTCTCCATGCTGCGGCCCTTAAGATCGTTCCCACGGCTGAGTATAATCCTTACGAATGCGTGCAGACCAACATCGGAGGAGCTGAAAATGTTGCTAGAGCTAGTCTTGCTGCTGGCGTACAGCGCGTTATCGCTCTTTCTACTGATAAATCAGTCTCTCCTCTTAACCTCTATGGTGCGACAAAGCTTGCTGCTGAGAAGATTTTCGTGGCAGCAAATAATATGTCTGCTGGTCGATGTAGCTATTCTGTCTGCCGCTATGGGAATGTCGTTAATAGTCGCGGGTCTGTGGTTCCGCTATTTAAACGACTTGCCAATGCTGGAGAACGTCTACCCATCACTGATCCACAGATGACCCGGTTCTGGATGACGCTGGATCAAGCTGTTGATCTCGTGCTGTCGTCTCTAGAGATGATGAAGGGTCGGGAAATCTTCATTCCAAAGATACCATCTGTGCGAATTGTTGATCTTGCCGCCGCTATTTCGCCAGAGTGTGGGACTAAGATTACCGGCATCAGACCGGGGGAGAAACTCCACGAAGTCTTGATGACACAAGAGGAAGCCAGAGGTGCTCTGGAGGCCTGGGATCGCTTTATCGTAAATTCTGACGGCGTATCCAACATCAAAGAACCAAGGACCTATTCTAGTGATAGTAATGGCGATTATCTTAGTTTGGAAGAAATTAAGAGATATCTATAAGAGGGGATGATGGTGAAACTATTCACGACCATAGGAAACGATGAAGAAGAAGCTGTCCTGAGGGTTCTACGCAGAAAGCAGCTCTCTGGATATATAGCCGGGAAGGATACCTCTGGTGTAGAAGTCAATCGACTAGAGACTAACTGGGCTGAGTTCTTCGGCGTCAATTACGCGATTGCGTGCAATTCAGCCACGTCTGGGTTGCTCGCGGCCTGCATGGCAATCGGCGTGGGTCCTGGCGATGAAGTTATCGTTCCCTTTTTGACCATGTCTGCCACAGCCTGCGCTCCGAATGTTCTTGGGGCGCAGATCGTGCTTGCGGACGTTGATGAGAACCTATGTATCGATGTCAACCATGTCGGTAAGCTCATCAATGAGAACACCAAGGCTGTCATCGCGACCAACCTATTCGGCCATCCAGCGAAACTAGCACAGTTGCGCGGCATGTGCGACAGCGTCAACGTCTTCCTGATTGAAGACAATGCGCAGGCCATAGGCGCGAAAGAAGGAACCCGCTACACCGGGACCATAGGTCATATCGGCGTGTTCTCGCTGAACTACCATAAGCAAATCCAGGCTGGTGAAGGTGGCGTGTGCGTCACAGATAATTATCTTTTGAACATGAAGCTGCGTGGCGCCATAAATCATGGCGAGCACATGAAGCTCGATTTCCCAGGGCTGAACCTGCGCATGACCGAGATCACAGCCGCTATCGCCATAGAGCAACTTAAGAAATTACCAGATATTCTGGAAGCTAAAGAAGAAGTGGCACGCGCCATCATTGGTCATATGAAACGATGTAGTTACATCAATCCACCTCCGACCCGCGATAATTGCACGAACGTATATTACGCCCTGCCGTTTCAGGTTATTGAGGGCTTCAGCCTCATAAGCGTTATTGCTCATTTTCAAAGTAAATCAGGTCTTAATCTCTCGCTGGGTTATAGCAATCTCATGAAACTTAGGATCGGTGATAAATGGGTAAAGGACAAATGCCATAAATACCGAGATGTAAGTAGGTTAGTCCTTCTGGAGATGTACAGCGATGACATCACGATGGATAGCCTGAAGCATATGGAGAAGGTATTCACATGACCGACGAGGAACTGTTAGATCAGATCACCAGAGTTCGCGCGCAGAATAACGTCAATTGGGTGGAACTCTTAAGGATCGCATTACGCGCTGATCCCAAGGCCACCAAGGAGGTTCTTGGCAAGGTTCTTATCATGGACCTCCAAGTGAGTAGGCTCACCAGAGCCCTGTCCGCGACAGACTGGAAGCCCAGGGACCTGGAGGACAAGAAATGAAAATAGGCTCACGGGAGATCGGACCGGATCATCCTCCTTATATCGTGGCCGAATTATCTGCTTCGCATCTAGGAGACATCAATAACGTATTCAGGCTGATCGATGAGGCGAGACATGCTGGCGCTGATGCCGTCAAGCTACAGGCCTACACACCAGATACGATTACGATGGATAGCAAGAATGCTGACTTTCTCATCAAGGAAGGTCCCTGGAAAGGACGATATCTCTTTGACCTTTACGCAGAAGCTCACGTGCCTTTTTCGTGGATGGAACGTATATTTGATTATGCTCGCAACGTTCGTTGCATCGAGATATTTGCATCTGTTTTCGACGAGAGCGCGGTTGGTCTCATGGAAGAACTTTATGCCCGTGCTTACAAGATTGCGAGCTTCGAGTTATCTCATCTCCCTCTCATCAGGAACGTAGCGGAGACCAATAAGCCGATTATCTTGTCTACTGGGATGGGTTCCACCAAGGAAATCCTGGACGCCATGAACGTCATCAACAAGTTCTCTCTCAAGCCTGATATCGCCCTGCTTCATTGTGTCAGCGCCTATCCGACACCTGCCAGTCAGGCCAACTTGCCGGCGCTAGGGCCTTTGAGCGAACTCCTGGGAGGGAAACATGTGGTTGGTCTGTCTGACCATACTCTTGGTATTGCTGTGGCTGTATCTGCTGTTTGCTACGGTGCGACCATCATTGAAAAGCATCTATGTCTTAGTAGGAGCGCAGGTGGCCCTGACGCTGATTTTAGTCTGGAACCTGATGAGTTCACAGCCCTGGTAAAATCATGCCGCGAGGCATGGGAGGCTACTCGGCCGTCGAAGTCTCCGGATCAGAAGGCAAATCTTCAATGGCGTCGGTCGATTTATGTAACGAATCCAATTTCCGAAGGCGAGCCTCTGTCCAAGGAGAATATCCGAGTGATACGGCCAGCGAACGGGCTTTTGCCGTCATTTTACCCGTCCGTTTTGGGGCGAAAGGCAAAGGTGGCCCTGCAACCTGGGACTCCATTATCTCTCGATCACTTACTCTCATAATCTTTACAGAAACCGTGCAACCTAGCGCGGCAGCTAGTTTCTTGATGGTCATGGTACTCATGTGGACGATCTTGCCGGTTTCATAGGCGGCAATAAACGATTGGGATATCCCAGACGCATGAGCTAGCTGTTCCTGGGTCATATAGGGCGTCTGGGTCTGTCGAAGCCAGCGGAGGCGCTGGTGGAGCACTTGATGCTCGTTCGAAACCATGGCCCCCTTAGGGCGTCCGCGCGGCATCGCATTCTTCCATGATCTGTTCAGCCCGCATGATCTCCTCTTCGGAGAACTCAACCCTGGTATCGATGATTACGTAAGGCACATATGGGTCCAATGGCTGCGCTACGCCTCCTGAAGTATACCCCCCTGATCCCGTTTGAATTAATACACCACCATATGGGTATGGAGTGAGAGTTCCGGTTCCGGCGCCGCCCATGACTGAGTGTGGGTATGATGTTAGTGTACCCGTTACCACATTAGAGCCAACATTAGAGTTCTGGGGGGAAATCACCCATCCTGGGTTTTGGTTATATTGGGCGCTATAGGCTTGGTTTGAGACCGCGATCTGATCTGTGGCTACACTGTAGCCTGGGTGGGTGGTTTTACTTGCCATAGGCCTGCTCCTCTTCGGTTTCCCTGAAGTTCGCCATGAAGCCGATCGCGTTGGCTTCCTCCCGGCGCCTGAGGCGAGGGTTGATATAGCCATCCTCTTGCATTCTGGGAACGGTGTAGCGCTTGATCTCTCGATGCCGGATAGGCTTTCCAGAGGAATGAGGTCTCATAGCTGCTTGCCTGTTTTTACGTCGAATAGAGGGTGCGCGGAAGTAATGGAGAGCTTAGGAGGCGATGCATCCGACGCGCTAGACGGAAACGTATTTTCCAGCGCCGGGCCTCCATTCCCGATCTGATCCATCTGCGCCATGAGCTTGTCGTACTCTTCGATCTTGCTCATGTTCTCGTGGTTCAGGGCGAGGCGCTGCTCAAATTTATCCATGATCGCCGAGTGCTTGCCAGCGTCCCTCGCCGCCCGGTCCGTAATGCCCTGGGCGCGCTTCATGTTCTCTACTAGCTTCTGAAGGTCAGAAAGCGCCATCCTGCCAATGCTCTCTATGTCTGCCACGTACAGTAAAAGCATAACGCATAGGAATAGGAAAATCCAGTCCATTCATCTTTTCGTCAGATTAGTAATCGGCAGGGACGTTGGCTTCTTCTGCTTGTTTTGATGCGTAATTAGCTTATCCAGCTTGGAGTTAGCTGATTTGTACGAAGATTGGATGTCCTTGAGCATATTCGCCATAATCGAGTTATCAATTTTTAATTGATCCATACCTATCCTGAGTTCCATAACAGCGCTGTTCAGGCGCCAGATCATGAAACCCAGGACAAGGAGCGCAACGGCAAGCAGGGCTTCTTTCACATCCGGCCCGCCGCCTTGAGCATCCTGACCACCAGCTCGTCAGGGGACATTCCGGCGATGCGCATTTGATCGACGCTCTTCCTGGAGAAGATGAACTTGTCTACCTTCTGAAGACCCTCTTCCTGCTTGGTCGAGAGACTGGATAGGAGCTGAGAAAAGGTTCCGGCATCACCAGACTTGAGCATCTGCTCAAACTCGCTCCGGGTTCCAGGGATGATCGTGTCCAGACTGGGATCGATGATGATCTTGACCTCGTGCATTTCGCCTTCATGACGCCACTGAAACGTATGAACCTCGGGAGCGCGTGGAGCCATCTTCTCGACAACAGTCTCCTTGATGAGCTTGTTACCCTCTTCCGTGAGCTTGCTGATATAGTCTGAGAAGTTGGTTGCTTCTTCCTTCTTGGGTTCTTTGCGTTTCTTGAGTTGCTTCCTGAACTCCATCACAATAGCGACGATTACCACCGCCCAGTAGAAGCAGGCGGTGACGTTAAGAAAGATTTCATTGCCGGTCATTTAGTTACCCTCCTTCTTTTTCAGATATTTCCTTGAGTTCGTTGCCGCCACTCTTGCGGGCGATCATGGATATCTCCTCTCCGTCCTGTCTTTGCTCGTCCATCAGAGCCACGGTGCACGGGAGACATACCAGGGTCAGGTTCTTCGGCATATTGTCGCGGAAGAAAATCTTACGATCGCAGAAGCTGCACTTATCGTACTTGATCTGATCAGCCCAGATATCCGGGATGTTTCGGATGTTTTCCTCAGTCGCAGGAAGACAGGAGCCGAAGTCAGCGCTACTGATATGAGCATCCATCTCCGTGTCGTCTACTTCCTTCAGAGAGCCCTCGGCGACCATCTCGTCCAGAATTTCCAAGCTCTTCTTTAGTTTCTTAATATCCATCATTGTCTTCCCTCCAGTTCATCCATGATTTGCATGGCGCGGAATGTCTCTTCGTATTCCTTGCAGAGACCTTCTACCCTATCCCGACTTACCTTTTGTTCCCGGTCCCGGTATAGTATTTCTTCCCTCATAGCTTCGAATTCTACGTAGTTATGTCTCGCTATGTTTTCTTTCTTCATACGCCATGCACTGAACATCATAATCAAACCAACCGACATCATAAAGATGAACACGGTACAAAAGAGCACAATCAAAACGCTCATAGCAGGTTCAAGCTCCTCTTGATCGCCATGATATCAGCGCCGAGCTTGCCTTTCGCCAGCTCTTTCACGCGCTCGATAGAACTGACGATCGTTGAACGGTCACGGCCTCCTAAGCGGGAAGCAATCTGAGGTATCGACAGGCTGGTATGCTGACTGGCAATGTAGGCAATAACATGACGGGCGCAGACGATCTTCACACCACGACGCGCTGAGATAATATCCAGCATGGACACTTTATAATATTTGCACACTTTCCGAAAGATGTCCTTGAACGTGATGGACTTCGGATCGATCAGGAAATCATAGTCGTCTTCTTCGATCTGGATCGGTGGGGGCGCAGGCTCTTCCTGAGGGACCAGCTTGGCTGCATCGGCAATCCTCCCGCGCCGCTCCTTGTGTTCTCTCTGAAGCTTTTGCAGGTACGTCTCGGTCATTGGATAAACTGCTGTTCGCCCCCTTCGAAGGCCGGCTTGTCGAAGTTAATCAGCTTGGTGACAACCTCCGTCATCTCCTGAAGGGCTCCGCGTTTATCATCGTTGCAGTCGATGATATAAGCCGCAAGAAATGACAGAGCGCACATCACATCTCTTGCGCTCATCCCCTCTACCATCTCGATAAGATTAGCCGTGATCTCTCCGACTTTTTGATCGTCGTCGTGGAACATCTTGCTGACCGACTTGATGAACTCTGCCCTGTTATTGAAATCGAACTTAGCCATTGAGTTTCTCCAGACTTCCCACAAAGGTTCCACCGATTTCCGCACCTTTGGTATCAAGTTCGTTGAACGGCGATAGAAAAACTTCACCACCCTCAGGTCGATTGATGACATACTGGCCCATACGCTTGTCACCCTTGCGGTCTTCAGCAGTAATCTGGGATGACTTCGATGCGGTCGGGACATTCGCTAGGCATGACGCCTGACAAGTAATCGTCGCGCCCACGCGTGACACCCCAGGCTTCAGCCATGAAGCCGACGACATGAGCATCGACTTCCTTGGCCTTCGCCTGGATGAACTTGAAGAGTTCCTGCTTCTCACCGGGAGTACCCGAAAACTGGGTGATAACGGGAATGATCTCCTTGTCGCTGACGATGATCCACATCGGCATGACTTCACCATTTTTATCGAAGCAGTCCTTGGAGAATTCAGCCAGATGCTTCAGCATCTCCTCTGCGTTCTTGATGTCGCTCATTTCAGGTTCTCCTTCATCTTCTCAAAAAAGACCGCACCGGCACCCTTCTGCAAATCTCCGGTGTCCCTTTCGGATACCTTCTCGGAAATCTTGGTCGCGGCGGCTAGCATGATCGCAAGCGTCTTCTCGGGATTACTGGAGCAATAGAGCACGTAGGCAAGTCCCAAGGACAGCGCCAAGGCGACATCGGCTGGCGTCGTGCTGGTCGTGATCATGCTGGACATCTGATCGAGCGCAGTCCTGGCGGATTGCGGGAACTTGCCCATGTATTCCGGATCAAGCGCATCATGCATGACCTTCTTCATTTCATCTGATTTCATTTTCCTTTTCCCTCTTGTACAAGATTTTCATAAAGTTCGATAGATTGCATCGTGTCTTCGTATTCGAAGGCGGCTCTGTCCATATTGGAATTGGACTTGCCGATCATGCCTTTTTCAAGCGCGAGTATCTCACTGATGATTGCTGCTTGTTGCCCTGGGGTTGGCATATTATACAGGTCATTCATCTTCTGATGATACGTATCTTTGCCCCATTCAGTATGAAACAGACTTGAAATAGGTGCAACCGATGAGGAGCCTTTGGCGCCCACGTTAATTGAGCCTCTCGTCCTTGGTCGAGCTTGCTTCATCAAGGAAGTCCACGTCCTCAGCGCCGGCTTCGATGATCTGTTCGTAGATGTATTCGGCGATCGCCCTGGAGGCGTTGAACAAGCCCTCCTGGCTTTCCTCCTTCATGTCTTCGAGGCACTCGCGAGGAGATTTACCCTTTGGGCGCGCGGTTCCTGTGAGACCCTCGACGATCCGGATCGCCATCTCGGCTTGATCCAGCTTGATCGCGATGATCTTCTTCTCTTTGGTTTCCTTGGTCATTAGCTTTTCCCTCTGAGACTAGACGTGGATACTAGACACAGAATGTGGTTATTTAAGGATTTAATATCCCAGTTCTTCTGCAAGATTTGCATATATATCATACTCGGCGTCGTCGGCCGCGAACTTCTTGCTGAGCTTCTTCAGGCGAAGGGCATGCTTACGACCGGCGGCAAAGCCACTATTCCAAGATGCATGGCGTCCATTTTTCCGGCACGCTTTCTGAAATTCATCCGAAGTGTAGTAATCGTAACGTGCGATGATATCACCCATGCTGGGCCTATCCAGCATCTTATAGGGATTTTCTTTTGGCATCTTACAGGGATTGGTCCCGGAGTTATATCCGCGCTGCCAAGCCTTTGATCTAGGAATAGGTTTTCTTGCGGACTTCATCGACAACCCACTGACGGTTCTTTTGCGCGGCGAGCACTCTTTCGTCGCCAGCTATTTCATGCATCTCACTCGATGTCAGATGACGTAGACCATAGTCTTCGAACGCAGCGATATTGCCGCAATAGACACAGACCGAGATATCTCCAGGGACAGGCATGGCATGTTCGGCCGTGGTGCTGGTTGCCATGTCCAAGTCTTTGCCGCAATCAAGGCACTTGATCTCAGTTATCTTTGTAGTGTTCCCGACTTTCATATGCCCTCCTATCTTGCTCCAATTCATTGGTCTCTACCAGCCGGCTCTTGATATCTCGTCTTACGGCCTGTCTCTCGCCTTTCCAGAAAGGTCGTTTGACCCACTTAAGATGCTTCCACCATTCCGGCGATGAGGTCAGAATTCCCTTCTTCTTGGTTGCCATTTAGTTCCTCCATGATTTCGATAGCGCGCATGGTTTCATCATATCCAGAGCTATCCATAACGAGAGGATAGCAGATATGACCTTCAGCGATATCAAGAGCTTTATTGAGAAACATCGCATCCTCATCGCCTTGTTCAAGGCAGCCGTGTTCTTTAGCTTGGTTCCAAAACTCCAGGTAAATCTTTTGGGCTTGACGCTGTTCTGGTGAGCGACGCCAACGAGCAAGGGCATCATCATATAACTTACCCATTGGATATCTCCTCGATCAGTTGATTGATCATGTCTTGCTCTTGATCCCATTCGGTCATGCCGCGAATTTGGGTATCGGCGCATTCCCAACCATGATCCCAACGGCGCCATTTGTGTATAGACCTTGTGCGGCGTGGATTAGCATCACGCGGCTTGCCGTTGTGGCGAGCGCGGTAGCCATCGTACCACCATCGATTATGTCCCTCGGTCGGCATGGTCTCATCTCAAGAAGTCGTCTATGGCTGCGATCAGGTCCTCGACGTAGGAGCTGCCCCAGTCTTTCGCGATGGTTCTGGACTTCAGCAGCACGAGGAACTCAGAAAGCATCGCGCGGCTTTTGGCAGTAGGCGAAGTTACCAGCGCATGGAAATTAGCCTCGTTGCCTCCAGCGGCGACGTGAGGCATTTGCTGTTTGGCGGGAGTTACCATTGCAGGTCCTTCATTTCGAGTTCAGCTAGACACACAAATCTTGTTCCTTCGATGACCGCATCAAAAGACTTATGGTGGTGACCGTAGACCCAGAGTTTTGGTTTATGGACTTCCCAGAGTTTCTGTAAAGAAATTTGCGTGATGGATTTATCGTCCCAATGGTGCGAGTGCATCATGGGGATAATGCTCAAGGGGCAGTCGTGGGTGACCATGACGGTTGGCTTATAAGAGTTATATCTCGCCATGAGAGTTTCGAACTGCTCGGAAGACAACTCTTCGTTTTTCCACCAGGAGAAGTCTTCGACGCGGTACATATGGTCGATTGAGAACGCGCCGCCGATAAGCATAACTCCGTCGTCGTAAGTTCCGTCAGGTATCCACTGGGTGTGACGTGCGCAGACATCGGGGTTATCGTGGTTGCCTCGGATAAATCTTGCGTTGGTTTCGACCATGAGGTCATAAGGCGGGTTTGTTTGGAACTCGCCATGGGGCCAGCGCCGGAACCCGATGCCCATGTCACCGACCTGAATGGTGCTCGGGGAAGACCTTATGAGTTTCTTATACTGTTGGTACTTTCCATGGACATCGCCGATGAAGGTGGCTTGCATGGTAGTCCCTAGAGGATGGGGCGTTGGAAGAGATAAGGTTCTTTGGGGATGACGAGGTTGGCGCGTTGGGTCAGGGGCTTGGCGAGGATTTCCATGGGAAGTAGTTTTTCTTGGGAGACCAAGAAACTCTCACCCAAGAGTTTGCGCAGCTTGGTGGGGTCGCTGGTGCCGTGGGTCTGGATCAGATGGCGCATGGTGAGATATCGGCTGTTGAAGTACATGTAGTGGGTTCCTTCTTCGAGCGCGAAGGGTTTGAAACCAGCACCAATGAAGGAGCCTCCGCTGAAACCCAGGTTGGGGTTGATGAACGTGAATAGGATTTTTGTAGAAAAGTTTTTTATGAGATGACTTGAAAGGCGTTTGGTAAAGTGACTGAAGGTATTTGCGGGAGCCCATCGGAACGCAAAGAAGCGCGTGTAGGTGAAGGCTTCTGCTGGAACTATTTTATCTTTGATCTTGTCTATGACGTGAGCGAGATCACACAGAGCTACACTACCGATGCAGACGATCTTGCCGCTGGTTTTATCGAGGTAGCCAAAATGGAACCCGGGTCGATAGGACCCAATATAGTGGAAGTTTTCGTGGAGTTTTTTTGCTATGGTTTCATCTAACTTAATGAACTCCAGATGGTCGAGGGTCAGTTCAGTTCGCGGGGGTGCTAGGTGATGCGCATAGTTCTTGGTTCGTGCTTGCAGCAAAGCCGCTAGGCGGAACATCTCGTCTCTGAAATCGCCTGGGCCGGGGACCCCGCCATCGGCAGAAAGACGGGGGATGTGGAGTAAGGTTTGGGAACGCAGCGCAAGAGGATCGATATTGTGCATTGCGGCACATTCGTCTACCTCGTGCTGATCTAAGACAGTCATAACAGTTCCTCCCACAGTTCCATGGCGCGCAATGTCTCCTGATACTCATCTGCTGCCTCCCTGAATACGTCCTTCCCCACTCCTAGATGCTCGTTATAACAGTGCCAGAGCAGCTCGTGGTTGAGCCTGTCATACCATTCAGTCGTGTCCTTAAGCTCTTGGAACCTCTGAAAAATAGCGGTGTGATCCAGAAGCGGCAGCGCCAGGATCAAGTTGTAAATCTCTTCAAACGCCGCGCTCTCAGATGTTCGTGACATCAGGGTTCCCTCTCATAGGATTGTGGCACAATAAGGGTGAGTGGTCATTCATCCAAAAATCTGATACTCTCATCGTCAATCACAACCGGACACACTGCGGGTTTCAATCGGGTTTTCTTCCGCAATCGATACGCCTTCATGTAAGCCGCCCTTGCCCGCTTCCGCGATGGCTTCGGGAAACTCCCGTCCGCAAGCCGGTCCAGGAACTCCTGGCATAGCCGCTTGATCCTGGGGACTAAGCTAGTATCCCTGAAGAACTCAGCCTCTCTCCTAATCTCTTCATTCGTCATTCTGTAACCCATCACTCATGTTGCTGTAGCCAGTTACATATCGTCTGGCGCAGGTACAACAAGGGTTCAATAGAATTTTTTATAAAGAGTCGGGAGACCAAAGAAGTCTCAGACCCCGCCGGCCCTTTCCCTAGCGGCCCTGCCCCCGGCCTGGGTCCCTTTCCCATATCATACTACCTCACCCTATAGCCCTAGGGGCGCCCCAGTGCATAGGCACATCACACATGCAAGCCATTGATATCATTGATGTATCGCAACGTAGTTCCATAATAGATGTTATGCGAACTGTGATGTGGACACGTGTGGGTGCGTGGAGATGGGGAAGAGCGCGGACAGACTACGTATTGCCCTATCTTCCTGCTCGATAGTCTTGGATATCTTATCTGTGCCTAGGGAGGCACGAGAGAGCGGGACAACAGGTCTTATGCATCTATTGTGCATCTCTAGCACACCCTCTGTAGGGGCTTTGCAGGGGTAGGTGTGCGGGGAAAATGTTGCGCTGGGGTCTAAGCTCGGGAGAGCGTTGCGCGCCCTGGTGCGCCTGGAGACATGCACAAATGCATTGCTGCTATGCGTCAGGCAATTATACCCGGATAGCTTAGCAGCTCTGGTGACTGTGAACATTGTTCACTCATAGCTCCTATGCAATTATGCATGGATTGCTTGCACTTAGCAAGAGCTATGTTTGTTTGCATACCTGCTATGCGTTTGCCCCACTAACCCAATTTGTACAAAGGCGTATGTACATCGGGTGAGGCGAGGGCTTGGTGCTCTCGCGGAGATACCCGATACCCTTGGATTGAGCCTCCCGCCTGATTGGCGCGGGACACCAGCGAGGTGCAGCTAGCACCATATCGCGGCCAAGTGGCGAACTATAAGCCACAGCGCTCCAGCCCTTACGGTTTCGCACTTGCGATAACCCTGGCGACACTAGCGACCAACAGTCCGTTAGTGACTGTGTTAGAGTAGGGGCATGTTCTACATGCTGGCGAGGGCTTTCGAGCTAGTAGCCAACCGAGGGTAGCACGGCGGGACCGAAAATCGGGTAGCACTCCATTGCGAGTGTGTGGCGCGGCCACAATACCTAAAAGTCCTCTCAAGGCAGCGCCTCTCGACCGTGGCCTATTCCTTGAGATGATACCAAGTTTTGCATTGCACTTAACATGGTCACAATGAGCTTGGAACGCAGGCTAGCGCTTGCGAAAGGTAAACAGCCGCTTCTCACGAGCCTGACGCTTTCGCCGCACTGCTGGCGCTTACAAGCTCTTCCCTTTTCCTCTTAGACTACCGCTAATGTTACCTAGTGGGGCTAGCTCGGAACTACATTCCAGGCTGGCCTTACTGCGAAGCATTACGCTTCAGACATGAGAAAGCAAGAAAATGCATTCTCATGCTTTTTCTTGAGAGGGAAAACTATACCATGGTCGCAGATCAACGCAAAGGTGCGCGTGCTCGTGCTCGGAACCGTATCAACACCATGTTGGACAATATGGTTGCCGCCAGCGAAACACCGCAAACCGCCACGTTCTCTAACGCCGCATGTTCCTCCGATATGGAGCATATGCGTTGGGCCGATGATGGCGGGCGACATCACGACTAATGTTTCGGCATGGGCAGGGAATTATACCTGCCCATTGCGAAGCATTATCGCTTCACAAGAGGGAAATTACCATGACTGACAAAGGGATGCACACCGCAAGCGCCGGACATGGCCAGGATTGGGGGATTGATAATCTCTCAACTGCCCATGATCACGGGCGCGTTGTTCCGCCCATCGCCTATCAGACGCCGGATGTGACTGTCTATGATATCGGTCACGAAAACGACGACCTGATCACGTCAGGTGATACCAATGTCTGATGAAGGTACTGCGCTTCTGGCGCTGATGATCCTCATCGCCTTTACATTCGTTGTCTTGCTCTAATGTTTCGGCATGCAGCATTCGTGCTGCATAGCGAAGCATTACGCTTCAAGAGGGAAAGACTATGCCAACAATCGAGTTTAGCAATGCATTCGACGCGACAAACAAGCGCGTTCTGTCCGAAGTGTTCGCTATCGTCATCAAGAAACTTGATCTCACTGAAGATTTCAAGGTCAAGGTCTCGATGGAGTTTATGGATAACAGAAGCCTTTATGCGCGGGTTGCGCGGGGAGGCGAAAAGCTGTTCCTGATGGAAATGAACAGCAACGGCTTCAACCTATTCGACGCAACTGCCGCGTTTGGACACGAGCTGATCCACGTGCAGCAGCACATCAAGGGTTGGTTGCGCGTCAAGAATACAGGCAAGGTTTGGTCCGATGGGCTCTATTGGAAGGGCGAATTCTATTCCGCTCTTCATCTGATGCTCAACGGCTCCAGCAACTGCGTTCCTTGGGAAATCGACGCTTGGAAACGCATGGGTGAGCTGCACAAATACGTGGTCTCTCATTTGCCGCCGGCTGATGCCGCGCTGATCGATATCACCAAATCGACCGGCCTTAAAGATACTTGGAATGCAGACTATGCATCTTGGAAAGAGTGCGAAGAGATTTTTTCTCTTAAACACTAAATCGCTTCTGTCCTGCCGCGTACCTAATAAGCCTTGAGGAAGGCTTCTCAGGCTTTCTCAAGTACGCGGCAGTGAGAAGCGATTAAGCTTCATGAAGAGGGAAACTTCAAATGACCAAAGCAACAAGCAAGTCTTGGGATGAGGTTCATGCCGAGCGCGTGGCCTATCGGCGCGCTCACAATAACCAGCCCAATGGCTACCGGCCTGTTACGGAAGCGGAATTGCAGACGCAACGGAAAGAACTGTTTAGCGAATTGGAACCGGATATCAATCCGGAAACCAAAATCGTGAGCATTCTCGATCCGAATTTCGGCAAGGTCAAAGCGGCTTAGCTTTTCGACACTGCGGAGTTTAATCTCCGCAGCACGAAGCGCTGATGCTTCAAAAGAGGGAAAGAAATTCTACCATGCAAATCTTCAGTGACAGTGACGACTTGCCGATGAAGGCTGAAAAACGTGCCGAGACTTCATTGCTCAAATCCTTGTTTTACGAGGATGTTGCAATGAGCGCCGGCTGGGTCTTCATCATCCTGTGCGTTCTCGTGATTGCGGAGTGGGGCTGATGAAAAAGATCAAAATCCCTCACCCTGTGCTCCAATGCCCAAAGGTCAGGAAGCGCCGCGTAGAAGCGGGTATTCTGATCGTTGTGTGCGTGGCGCTGGGCGCGCATTACATCATTCCGGACTACGAAGCTGTGATGAATTTCGCAGCCAGTTTTCTGTTCTGGCTTGAACCGAAAATTGCGGTTGAAGTCTAAGCGTTTCGGCATGGGCTGGTTTATCCAGCCCATAGCGAAGCTCTTGAAGCTTTACATGAAAATGGTTGAGAAACCATCCTCATGGTTTATCAATGGAGAGGGAAATACAAATGGCTAAATGTGTTAAGAGCAAGCGTAACGGCAACATCATCAGGGTTTCTGATGAGGAAGCCGCGCGGCTTGTGAAAGAAAGCGATTTCGCATATGCGCCCAAGAGCGAGTATCGGGCATATATCGCCAAGACTGCCGAGGTGACCCATGCCTGATATCAATGATATGATGGCCTGGGAAAACGGCGAAATGAATGAAGACCGCGAGGACAAGCTGTTCCAACAGCTTGTTGATAGCGGCTTGGCTTGGACGCTCCAGGGTATGTATGGGCGTCGGGCATCGCAGCTATTGAGAGAACGGAGAATTCACCGTTAATGTTCATGTCCTGCCGCGTAAGCGCGGTAGTGATGAGCATTTGCTCAAAGAGGGAGAGACCTATGTCTAAACACAATGTGAGAATGTTGAAAATGGATATCCATGAGACGCCCAAAGCGTTCAATATCAATGGTATCACATTTTCCAAAAAACGCCTTACTGAACTGTTCCCCGGCTGTGGATGCGACATCAAGACGTTCTATCGGCTAATGATTATCATGCCGTTCTTTGCGTCTCAAAAGAGCGTGGAAGAAGCCCCAACGGTTACAGGCAAATACGCCATCGCCAAGGCCAAACGGATTTTCGAAAACATCGGCCTGGATGACGCGTCTATTCTGCCGTTCATGCAGATTGCGGCGCAACTCGGCGAGCTTCAAATCCCGGAATGCCTGGATGATATCACAGAACAGTGCCACGATCAGATTTGCGGCTGTGGCGCGAAGGTTTCACCGGGTACCAAAAATACCCTTCATTAACGGAGGGTATGATGGACTTAGCTAAGAGCGCGATGCTAGTAAGCGTCAATATCGTGAATGGCGGATTGCTGGGAGAACGTAAAAACGCAAAAGCAACGGCCCTGATCCACAAGACCTATTCTATTGCTGATAAGCGTGCCAAAGCCAGCACGTTCTTGATTGACCGTAAGCATCCTAAAGTCAAAGCGGTTGTCGCAGCCTCACAACGCGTGCGCGAAGTCCTATATAAGTATACGCTATCATGGGGCGACGACAAAACGAGGCTTCTTTCGATTTCCGTGCATGAGCTTTTCAGCAAGAAAATATCCGAAGCAGAGGCTGAATTGCGGGAGGCGTGGGATGAGTATCTCCATGTTTATCCGTCGTTGGTTGCCGATAGCGAGCGCAAGGAAAGCGGCTTAGGCGGCCTGTTTGATGCGTCTCAATATCCAAGCGTCAAGAAGGCCAGAGAGCTTTTTGCTTTTAAGCTCACCTATTGGCCGGTTCCTAGCTCGGGTAACTTTGTTGCGGACATCGCCACGGAAGCAGCGGCAAAAGCCAAAGCTGATATGGCGCTGGAGATCGAGACCCGGCTCAAGACAAGCGCGCAAGAACTTGTCAATCGAGGGCGTGAAGCCGTTGCTACCTTGATGGAGCGGCTTCAGTCTTTCAATAAAAAGGCTGACGGCAAGATTATTAAGGATAGCTTGATCAAAAACCTGGAAGAGGTTGCCCATCTGATCGAAGACATGAATATCACGGGAAATTCTGAGATTTATACCATGGCTCATAGGATCAGGCGGCTTTCTAAGGTCAGCGCCGTAGGGTATCGAATGAGCCCTCAGTTTAGGGCTAATGGACTTTCTCTCGGGGAAGCCATCCTTAAAGAACAGATCGACTTGGATACGCTCGATTTGGAAGTATCTGAAATGGTTGCAGAAGCAGGTGAATACGAGTTTTGAGTGCCTTAAAACTACCACATTATTATGGTTTACAGAAAGCTTGAACGAGAGGGAATATGGAAATCTTCTTTATGCTCTACGCCTTAGGACAGGCGATGTTACTTGTTTTGTCCACAAGACGACTAGCGAAAAACCCCCATCAGAAGGAATAGCAATGCCAGCACCGTTACCGGATGATATCACGATTGATATCAAACTTTCTGTAGCCCGCGTCGCATGTGAGTTAGCCAAAAACTATATCATAATGATGCAGGGTGATCCACGCGATAATCCGCACGGCGATAAGGTTTTAGCGGCCGTTTTGGATCAATTGGACGAAGCGTTGAAAGAATAAGCTTTCATGTCCACTGGCTTACGAGCCAGTGAGATGAGCGCTTATGCTCAAAGAGGGAGACCTTAAATGCTGAAATGCAAAATTACACAGCTTGCTGACGTTGTGTATCCTTTGATCCACGCGAATATTCCCGTGATGATCAAAGGACCTACCGGGGTCGGCAAGTCTGCGGTGATCAATACGGAGATCATGTCCCGTATCCGCACGGATTTCGGACAGGCTTCGAGGCTGCATGATATCAGGCTTTCCACAAAAGATATTGTGGATGGCACTGGCATGCCGCTGATCGATCGCGAGAAGATGGCCACCTATTGGACGCGGCCCGCGTTTGTTCCGGAAGATGACGGCGAAATGCATGTCATGTTCCTTGACGAGTTCGGCCATGCGAATGTTCAACTCCAGCAGATGTCTTATCAGTTGGTGTTGGATCGTTCGTGCGGCGGATATCCATTGCCCAAAAAGAACCGCATTATCCTTGGCTCGAACACCAGGGAAGACGGCGGCGGCGACAACAAGATGTTGAAGCCGCTGGAAAATCGTATGGCACATATCCAGGTGGAAGTCGATGAGATGGGCTTCATTGAGTTGATCAAGAAGTGGGGATGGGACAAGCGTCTGATTGCTTTCCTCAACCTGCGCCCTGAGTTGATCCATAAGGTGGACCCGAACCATCCGTCCTTTCCGACGCCGCGCTCTCTTGAGAACTTCAACAAAGTCCTTCAGGACCCGGCGCTGGCTCATTTGGACCCCAAGCCGCTCAAGTCTGTCCTGGAAAGCGCCGCGAGGTCTATCTTGGGCGAGGGGTTTGCGCATCAGTTCAGCACGTTCCTGGATCGTATCACCGCTGGTCTGCCCAAGATCGCAGATATCCTGGCGGACCCGACCAAGGCCAAGATGCCCGCTGATGCCCATTTCCAGTGGCTGATTGCCGGCACCATCTCGCGCAACATGAACGCCAAGAATGCCCCGGCGTTCGCCAAGTACTTGGCTCGCATGTCGCCTGACATTGCGTCCATGTGTGTTCATGATGCAATCTCGCGGGATCGTGCTTTGGGCGATGTTGTTTCGCTCAAGGCGCTGTTGTTGGAAGGATCGGGGAAGTAAGATGCAGGATTTATTTTATCTTCTTGCATCGATCTTTCTAATCTTGATGATGGCGTGGATGTTTAGCCGCTCAGGATTTGACGATAGCGACAAGAGCCGTAGCGAGCGTTCTGGTTTGATGATCTTCACGGATCACAAGACTGGTTGCCAATACGTTGGAACTATCCTTGGAGGTATTACTCCGCGCCTTACCTCGCAAGGTACTATTCTCTGTGTTTCCGAAGAGAAAAAAGATTGACGTTTCCACTCATGGGCTTACGAGCCCATGCAGGAAGCGCCTAATGCTTTACATAAGAAAGCTTGAGTAAGCATTCTTATGGTTCATCAAGAAAGAGGGAGATATTAATGTTTGGAATGAAACCGAATGCAATGCGGCGGATGCTTCTGGCGCGGGAGCGGATCGCGAGAAAGAACCCGTTCTTTGCATCCATCTTGTTCGGCGCCAATATCATCGAGAGCAAAAAGCATCAGACGATTTGGAGCGATGGATTGAACATCCTTTTCAATAAAGACTATGTTGAAGAGGGGAACAATGACAAATACATTGAGGGAGATGTCCTTCACTCCGTTCTACACTGTGCCTTGCTGCATCATCCTCGCAAGCGCTATCGCGATCCCAAGAGATGGAATGAAGCCTGCGACTATCCTGTCAACGCCGTGGTCAAGGACTACTTTCCTTTGTCCCCGGATGCCTTGACCAGCCAGAAGTATGGCGCCTTGGCACCGGAAGCTGTCTATGAACTGCTTCAGAGACAAGAAGAAAAGCAGCAAGGCAAAGGCAAGCCTCAGAAGTCCAAGGGTAAGCCTGAGAAGGGCGACAAAGGAGACGACAGTGGGCAGGGCGAGAACGATGAGAATGATCAGGACGATGGTGAGGGGCAGGAAAAAGAACAGCCCGGCACCATGTTTGAGCCTGACCCTGAGGATCAGGAACAGGATAGCGAGGAAAACGAGCGTCAGTGGAAAAGAGTTCTCACCGGCGCGATCGAGAAATCGCCTCCTGGGACCATGCCGGGAAGTCTCCAGCGCCTGATCCTGGATATCTTTCCAAAAGACAAGATCGATTGGAAGGACCTGATCCGGGATATGTCACGGGATGCCAAATCGAAGGCTACCAGAACGTGGCATCGGCCTAATCGGCGCCGCCTTGGCAATGATGAGTATATGCCGGGCTATGGCAACGATAACGTCTACAAGCTTGTCATGTGCCTGGATGTCTCGGGTTCGGTCAGTCAGCAAATGATCCAGGAAATGTGCGATGAGGCCGCAAGCCTTCTCGATCAGGACCTGGTCACGAATGTTACGCTGATCTCCGTCGATACGCGCATTCAGAATGTCTTGGAGGCAACAACCGGCGAGGATATCAAGGGTTGGAACGCAGGGGGCGGGGGAGGAACAGACTTCCGCAGCGCCATGGATACTATCGGCAAGATGGAGGATGTCATTGGCTGTATCTTTCTGACAGACATGGCCACGAGTTCCTTTGGTACCGAGCCCCCGTTTGGGGTAGTATGGGTCGATTGGAGCGGTGGTGGCAGCAAGGCGCCTTATGGGCGCACTGTTTCTTACCGCTGATGCTTAAACACAGAGGCTTACAAGCCTCTGCATTAAGCACCATTAGGAGGGAAACATGAGAGATTACGTAGAACGTTCCTTGCTGATCAAGGGCCCATGGAATTTAGACGGAACAGAAGATTTGAGTCATTGGGGTAATGCCACCTTCATAAGGCATATTACACCAAAGGGACCTGTAATAGAAATGAACCAAGGGGACCAATGGCATACCAGCATTCATAAAGTTCCGGGGCTCAATATTCCATATTGGCTATCCGGAAGACTACCTGAGGAATATAAGCAGATAAGATATTTTCCAGACGCTGATCCGTTTGATGACGTGGTATGTCTGGAGGGAGGAAATGATGCGTGATATATTCGATGAGTATACCTGGAACCTGACAGGGCAAGAAGACCTGAACAGTTGGCGCCATCAAACTCAAAAATGGTACAAGACAAAAAGAGGGTGGTTTCTAACCACTACGGAAGACTACGGTTCAGTAATTCAACATTGGTTCTCTACGAATTCTGATAGTGATCTTCTTCCTGTATGGAACTTATGGGATGGAGCGATACTGCCTTATGATATCCTCGATGCTGAAGCTAACTGGGATCATAGTTTCGATTTGATCGATATCGAGCTGGCTGAGATGATCATGAAGGGGGAGCTTTAGAGGGAGGCAAGAGCACGGCTTGGTTATCATCATCAATCTTTACACCAAGTTTCCATAGCCGCTCCCCGCTCTCTCCCGGCTAGGTAAAGCCAGAGCAGTGGGAGCCAGCTAGCGCGTATCCCTGAGGTACCCGATATCGGGGGGTCAGCCGCCCGGCCTGCATTTGAGTTGCAGAACTGCCGTACATGCCTCAGGTACAGGCATAGCCTTGGCGGCATTTGCCTGGGTCGGGGTTTACCCCGCGCTTCGTCCTTGGAATTCCGCCAAGCCGCCTTAGGAGATGGGATTTCGACCTGCTCAGACGGCTAAAAGCCGGGCTGTGGGACTTTTTCGGGTTGATTAACTGTTACACTATGACTATAAGAAGCCTGTGCACAATTTCTGGATCGTCCTCAAAGTCAATCCAGCCCGAAGCCGTCCTGCTCCTACAGGGCGGCTTTTGTGGTTCTGCACTAAGATGTTGCGTATGTCAATTAGTTGCCAGATTTTTCATCAGTCGGTGGTATTAGAATATTCCCGTCCTCCAGCTTGACGCCCAACGTATTTTCTATCGTTTTAGCATCCATTCCCAGTTCCTTGAGTTCCCCTTTAATGTAGCTGAGCAGTTGTTCCGGCGATTGATTATCAAAATCCCCAGGACCGCCAACCTCTTTGCGATCCAAAAACATGCGGAACATCTCGCCGCCAAGAAGCTTCGCGTTAGTGGCAGCCGCCGCCATCTGGCCTAGCTTTCGGCTCAGTTCCCAATCATCGAAAACGCGCTGTAGGATTTGCGAGCGGGAGAGCTGAGCCCTCCTAGCGTTGACATCCATTAGCTCATTGACGCGCCTCCTAATGACCTTGCGGGCCATCCTGCGGGAGGCGGCCAGTGGCGGGTTACCAGAAGTTCCACCTGTCTCCAGGTAGGCATCAGCGGGTTCCTTGCCGGCGACCACCATCTGGCAGAACCGCTCGTCTTCTAGGTTTCTTAGAACTCCCATGCAAATCCTCTTAATCCTCTTGAGAGAGTAAAAAAGACCCCCTGAGAGTTATCCCAGAGGGTCTAAGAAAAAGCAACATATCGGATGGGGGAGGATTAGATGCTACTTCCTTCCGACCTTTCACGGTCGAAAGCCGTCATAAGGCCAATAACCCTTCGTAAGACTGCGGTATCGACCTTCTTGTTTTCGGACTTTGCCAACGTCTGGCTCAGCCTGATGGCGTTCTTGATCTGGCGACCATTGATGTCGAGCGGGATAAGCTGGGCAACGTCGATGCCCGTGATGCCCGCGCTCTCCAACAGGTTATTCCAGATTTTCTCTCGCTTGTCATCCGCACCCTTCGTAAAGTGCAGCGCCACCGAAATACGCGAATAGAACGCAGTGTCGATGTTCTTGACGCGGTTGGTGGTCAGGAACAAAACACCATGATGGTATTCGAGTAGTCTGAGGAACACACCGACCATGGCATTGCGCGTGATATCGTGCTCGTCCCTGGCCTCCAGGTAAATATCCGCCTCATCGAGGAGGATCACCGCGTTCCATACCGTAGCAACGTCTAGGATGACCCGTAGGCGCTCTTCGAGCTGGTCGGGCGTCACCCCTAGCTCTCCGACCGAAATCGCATACAGGGGCCTCTTAAGCAGTTCTGCGATGGTCTCAGCCGTCAGGGTCTTGCCTTGGCCGGGCGGACCATGCAGCAGGAAGATGCAACCGCCGCCCTTGCCCTCGATCAGGTCCGAGAAGGAACCGTCGTTGTGTTCGACCAGCGCCCGCACCAGCTTCTTCTCGTCGTCGGCCAGCACCAGCTTATCAAAACTATCTGACCGCCATGCGATTTCCGACAATCCCTTGATCGCCATCCGGCCCCAGCGCTTGGCTCTGAAACTAAAACCATAGACATAAGGGAAGGTTCTCCAGAGATCGTTTTCCGTGGGCGTATAGGCGACAACCTTGTGAACCGCGTTATCCCCGTCACGAACGCCAGCCAAATGGGTACTTCGCATTTCGCTGGTGAACTGATCGTTATCCACGCGCTTGAACGAATGAACGTCGATCATCACGCGGCCATCTGCGCGGAACGTCTCGTTGCTCCACCAGCTAGAACGCGTGAGCTGTCCAGTGTACGAAAGATACGTCGCACCTTTCGCGCACTTGACGTAGAGCTTGCCGTATTCCGAAAGCTTTTTCTTCACTTCCGGCGTGACTGTCTTGATGTGAAGGTCCTCGATCTTTTTGAGACCTTCGTAGGAGCCCAGCGACGCAACATATTTTCCGGGAACCAAATCACCCTGCACCGCGTGGATGATATCCATGGTGACGGCCAGAAACTGACTGCCAAACCAAGTCGATTGGACGCCGGCATTTGAAACAACCCCGGCAATGGTGTTGCCGTCGTCGTCGCTGAAGTAGACTTCCTTGCCGGTCGAAAAGTAAAACGGCAGATCGTCAAAAGCAACGGCGCCTTGGAGAACCTGACGTGCGACCGCTTCTTCGATATCCTTGATCCTGGTTTCCAGGACTTTCAGGATCATCGCGATCTCTGCCGACTGGTTTTCGATGCCAATCGGATCACCCTCGTCATCCGTGGGCCCCCAGTGATAACCATATTGGGAAAGTCCGGGAACCCACTTGTTCTTGGTCCGAGCCAATTCACCCAACGGAAACACGCTGTTCATGCGGCTCATGCGGGCATGACCGAAAACATCCTGAAGCTGGCGAGTAAACGCTGCGTTGAAGTGCTTATTGGGAGAACGCGAGAAGTCCAGGAACTCCTCACCAAACTTATCTCGCTCGAAAGAGAAAAAATCGGCGAGGTTATTTTTCGCGAGCAGTTCCTTGACGCCCTTGGGGGTCAGAAGCTGGTCGGTCTTGACCGCCTCGCTGAGATAAGCGGCGGCGGTGGTTTCTTTTGGTGTCATGTTGTTTCCCTCTGGTTACTCAAGAGTACCCAAGTTGGGTCAGGCTTTGCGGCTTTACAAGTCCTCGAATGGATTTTTTTCCAGCCTTTCCTCGATCCGCTTAACGATATCTCCCAATTGCTGCCATTCCCATTCGTCGGCAATATCGATGCCGGTGGATTTTTTGAACGCGCGCTCATTGTCTACGATTTCGTCTAGCGTGGCTTTCGTAGAGCGCCGTATGAAATCTTTGTAGTCCGTCATAGGATTTGGCCGCCTCCAACTTGTTCCCTGAAAACCCCAGTCTGCGGATCAACAAGAAAAATGCAGTGACCGAGATGTCCTGCTTGAGGCTGTTGGCGCACCTTCGCGCTGAATACTATAGTATCTAGAGGATTGCGTTTAACGATAAGTCCATTATCGCACTTATTGAACCAGTTCATAGAACCTTCGATATCCGCGAGTGTTACTTCGCGACCATTTGCGGCCTTTGTAGGGTGCGCAACCATAAACACCGTACATCCAGTAGTTTTAGCAAACATCTTCACGCGCATCAAGCAACGACCAATGTAATCCGTGAGAAGTTCGTCCTTTTGCTTTGCGCGTTCCAATTCATTCCAAGGATCGATCATCACAAAATCTATTTTATCTTTCTGCCAAGATGTATAAGCCCTCTCTAAAATCCATTCGATATCACGAGGATCATCATTGTAATGTTCGTAGTTAGATGATTGCACAAAACACATCTGGCTTGCGAATTTGCTGAATTCATTTTTGCTCGCAAACAATCCTTCCATTTTTTCTACAATATTTATCTCATTCTCTGGAATATAAAGCCACGAACGTTTACCGCCATTCGCTGGATTAGTGCAGAGACGGATAAGCAGGTTATACAAGAACGTGCTCTTGCCGCTCCCGGCACTGCCAGTAACGACGACAAGTTGGGTTGGGTAGATTTTTAGAATTTTATCCATCTCATCCCAGCCTGTGGACATCGCATCCTTGAGGATGTTGGCTTGGTCAGGCAGATCGCTGAGCGCGTAATAGCCAGGGAGAGCATGGCGCGGAAACGGAACGGTAGTGCCAAACGGGATGGTCGTGTTCATGCGAGATGTTTCCTGACGTCATAGGAGGGGGGGGCAGTAGGGAGGCGGTAATCGGATGAGGGCTGGTCTTCCCAGCGCCGCTTGTTCAGCCATGTGGCCGGCAGTGGCACGTACTGGACCTCGTCGGAGAATGTGAATTTTTTAAGGCCGGTCACAATTGTTTCGAGCGGAACTTTTTCTTTCATCGCCCTCGAAAAAGCTTTGAACGCATCGGGCTTGGCGGCCTTCCTGGGATACAGGTTCCAGAACGTTTCAAAATCTGTGGTATAATCTTTCTTACTTTCTTTCTTTCTTCCTATTACTCTCTTACTATATATATCCTCGTTTTTTGAGAACGTTACAGAAACGCCGTTTTCATGTGTTAAATCAACACTGTTCGTCAGAATGACGCTGTTTACGGATTTCGCGTTTTCATGTGTTAAATCAATGCCATTCGTCATTCTGACGTTTGAAGCGTCATTCTGACGTTTTACGCGGTGGTAACGGCGCTGTCTTTCGCAATGCAGCATGCGACTGCGTTCCTCTTTCGCTTGCTCCTCGGCAAGACGCAAAAGTTCCATTTTCATGTCGTCGGGGGACAGTTTGGCAATACGAAATAGTTTATCCGAAATGCCCATGCGTTCAACGCATGCCTTGCGGAACACAAGCAGATGCTATATGTTGGGATTTGGTCATTGGCGCAGGTCCTCAGAAGTTGCGACTGTGGCTTTTAGGCCCCGGTGTGCGTTCCCTCTCGCACCGGGGCCGTTCTATTCTGCATAGCTGCTATGCGCTGTCAATGCCACTAGCACTGGTAGCTCGAACCAGACCACTGCATAGCCATAGCTTCGGCTATGCCTTGATACGTTCGCGATCTAAATCGCCATCGATCCGGACCAGGGCTGGCAAAATGAACCTTTGGTTCCCTGCCGTCCACGATGTTCGTTGGAACTAAGTCGGGAAGATTTTTTAACCATAGGCAAGTAGCCTTGGTTTCTCCATGGCCATATTGCCAAGGTTGTATTATTTGATTCGGTTTCCTTATTCTCGAACTAATAATCGATATTGGATTTTCCAAGGCTATAAACTCGATTGGAGAGTCAAGCAGTTTTCTTACAAAATCAATGGCTTGATCTTGTTCGTCCCCTTTATTCTTGAACCAGCGCGCGCCTGATACGGCGAGATGTGTACAAGGAGGATGGGCAATCATCATATCCCATCCATGATTAAGATACTTAAGCACATCGTCTTGAATATGTGGTCCAACTCGCTCGCTTGGCAGTAGATCGCAGCTTACTGCTTCATGCCCTTGTTTTATGAAGGCATCCCGCACTATTCCGCTGAATTCACAAGCAATTAGAATTTTCATTCTTAGCAGCAGCTCTGATGGTTACCCGACAATCCACATCTAGTTTTTCATCCCAGAGCATTAGAATCTTCCTGCAAAGCCGATCGTTCTCGATCAAGCCATGCGCCTGAAGAAGGTCTGGGATGGCTTTAAGGAAATTATCGAGATCGGCCGCTGGCTGGCGTGGCCTCAGCCTCACAATGAGGCTGTACGGGCCTGGGATGGCCCTCAGGAGGAGTTGCGGTCTCTGGCTGATGATGTGCAGGCCGGCTTGCTTAATCCATCCTAGGTACACTGGAGAGCGATGGACGCGCCCCCAGTGAGATCGCCACATGCGGTTGACGCTTGGAGGTTGAGGCAGGGTCAGGGTGATGGAACTTTTCATGGGATTAACGACTTGTAACCAAGCAAGGAGTGAACGCCATGGGATGCTTCACGCTAAGTTGGCTGGAGGCCATGCTGATCTGGCTGATTATCGCCAGCGCCGTGGTTGCGATCCTCAGACTGCTCATTCCTTGGATCACCTCGATTACGTTTCCCATCGTAGGTCAGGTGCTGGAGATTATCCTCTGGGCTGTCCTGGCCATCATCGCGGTCTATATCATCTTTGCCCTCTTGAGCTGCCTGATCGGTATGGGAGGTGGCCTACACTTTCCCCCCATCCGATAGTCAGGTCGATCCTTTACCGCCGTATCCTCCAGCGCCGCCAGATATTTGTAAATCGTGTTAAGCTTGTTAGCGCCTAACGCGATACTCCGCCGGGCGGTAATAGATTGCCGCATGCGCCGCACAAAAAGATTTATTAGGGCCTTCGACTGGGTTCCCGCAATATGTAGCAAGATTATAGCGGTTGCCGTCCTTAATAATCGCGTGGCACGTCTGGCTGGTCAGCTCGACAATCTGGATACCGGGATTGTCGGGATCAAGCATCCTGGTAGGGATATGCGTCGGAAGCTTGGTTTGACGCTGTTTACGCAAAACCAAGGGCGCAAGAGTGTGCGTGGCGGGAACAACAATCCGCTTGCGGGGCTGGCTCTGTCTTGCCTTTGGGGAATTACCCCGAGGCGGTTGTTTGATGTTCATTCGGAATGCCTTACCGATAACTGCGTTCCGGGTAATAGCGTACCCTTCACTTCTTAGTCTGCATGCGATCTCTGTTGAGGTCTTTCCGTTTTCCCACATGTCAGTAAGAGTTTTTACGTTTTCGTCGTTCCATGGAGTAGTCCCATAAAATCTACCGCAGCCCTTTTTTAGCGCCATCTAACTTACCCAATCATTTGGTTGAACGGCGCCATCTGTGAACTCTCTGATCCTAGCTTGCATCGCCGGTCTCGGCGTTCTACCGTCTTTTTGGCCGCAGCGTAACCACTTCTTTACGGTGTGAGGAGAAACCTCAAGTTTCTTTGCTATCGCGAGGATATCAAAGCTTTTTTGATGCATCCATTGTCTCAAAAGCACTGATGTTCTCCAAGGTTAAACCTTGCCTTATTAGTTAACAAACAAAAATTTCCATGTCAACCCAAAATGTGCTTGACTGTGTAAAACACAAATAGTATCTTCTGGGTTGATCGAGGTTCCTTAGCAAAAGGATGGAAATTGAAATGATGAGAAGTGTTAGGAAGATCGAGGGCCTTCCGATTGCAGATGCATCCAATCGCATTGTGATCGAAATCAGCCGTCAAGATATCTCATCTGGAATGAACAAAGACCCTTCGGCATGTGCCGCTGCTAAAGCCTGCTTACGGCAAATTCCCAAGTGTACTGCGGTCCGTGTTTATAAGAGCCGCACTTTCCTGAAGATGGGAAAAAGATGGCTGCGGTATCACACTCCACTTGGAATGCGGACCGAGATCGTTGCGTTTGATCGCGGTGCGAACTTTCTCCCAGGTGTTTATGTTTTGACGCCATTACAGCCATCGCATAAAGCGACGGGAAAGTCGCTTAGCAAAACTCCAGCACCACCCAAAAAGAAGAAACCTGACGGCGGCAAAGGCAAGAAACGCAGACCGTATCACGTCATCGAGGGCGTGAGGGAATTCAACAAAGGATAACTAATCTATCCTAAATACAGAGGGAAATCACATGGCAAAGACAGAGCGAGAAATCATCGCTGTCCGTCTTCAGAATGCTGCGCTTGACGACAAAGACAAGGATACGATCGTCGCGCACGGCTGGCTTGATCTATCTGCCCTGCTTGAATTGAGGGTAGGAGACTATCAGCGAGAAGTCCTTGAGACCCACAAGTCCAAGAAGTCCAAACTATACACGGCGATCGAAAACGGCGAACGCATTCCCGATATCACATTGGGTATGCGCGGTCAGCGTTTTACAACGCGCGCCGGAACCTTCTATCTGGAGGATGATGTTTACATCATCGATGGCCTCCAGCGTGTCAGCAATCTTCGTAAGTTTGCCGTTCAGTATCCTGACCGGATAGATGAAATCAGGATCGGCGCGGAAGTGCGTTTTAATACCAATCGTGAAAGCGAAAAAGCGCTGTTCACGGCGATGAACCTGAACCGTACTGCCATGTCACCCAATGTGATCTTGCGCAATGCGCGCGAGGAGAGCAATGGGTTGCTGACGCTTTACGGTCTCTCACATAACGATCCCAGCTTCGTGCTGTATAATCGTGTTTGCTGGAACCAAAAGATGAGCCGCAACGAACTATTGACGGCGCTGAATTACTGTAAGTCGGCCATCGCTCTACACCGCATCATGGTGTCGGGCCCGACCACTTCCGTCTCTCTTGTGCCTCCGCAGCTTCAGCGCTTGGGCGACGATCTGGGTATTCAGGCCATGCGCGAAAACGTCTATCGCTTTTTCGAAGTGATCGATGAAATATGGGGCATCAAGGGCGTCAAATACGTGGACATCAACACCCATCTGCGAAGCAACTTCCTGAATATCTTGGCGCGGCTGTTTGCCTCACATGAGAATTTCTGGGATGATAAGAAATTGATCGTTGATGCGCGGTGTCGGCAGAAGCTGAAGTCGTTTCCGCTCGATGATCCGCAAGTCCAGAAGCTGTCTGGCGCCGGTAATGCGGCTTCTGATCTGCTCTATCGGTTGCTGCTGGATCACATGGATAAAGGCCAGAAAATCAATCGGCTTATCCCGCGCGAAATCCCTGATCTCCGTAGAGGACCTTATGCTAAAAAAGCTCAGGCCCGACGCCGGGAAACCATGCTGAAGCAAAAAGCAAAAGAGGTAGAGAATGCTTCGAGGAGGAAAAAGTGAAGAATATCTTCTCGAATCTTTACGCACTTGATGACAAGTGCGTAAAGATGGTGAATGACGCGTATCTATGGGCGCTAGATTGGACCGGTATCTATGTCGGGACGATCCTACTCATCAATTGCGCGCCGGGCTTTGCGTTCTTATGGTATAAGTTGCCGGCATGGATGAGCCTGTTCTTTCTTACCTGTGTATTGATCATGGCTTGCCAGATGTACTGGCTGCAAAATTCTGGTAATAAAATCCAGTTCAATGCTTATGCCGAGATGGTGAGGGGCGCCATGTATAGATGGTGCTTTCTTGGCCTTAATATCGGCTCATTGATGGCTGATATCTTTCTCAATCATCTAACGCTGTTGCAGGTGTTGGGGGATATTGATGCTATCTTGTTCTGGTACATCATCTGTATCAAGATCAGAGACCGCGAAAAGAAGAAGTTCCTCCTGCCAAAGATGGCCTATGGCATTAACACCTGAGCAAGTAAAAGCGAGAGCTGGGAAACTAACCGCGTCCCGCGTCGGAGCGCTAGTCAGTGGCGATAAAGAAAAGGTTCTTGATGTTTGGAAAGAGCTTGTTGGCGACCCTAGTTGGATAGAGCCTGATTTTTCGGATAATTGGCCAGTCCAACTCGGGGAGGCTACTGAAGCTCTCAATTTGAGATGGTACTCGAAGAGGACCGGCAACATCTTGACTAGACAAGGCGATGTCGTGATACACCCTGATTATGATTGGGCAGCGGCGACCTTGGACGGTTATGATGCCGTTCTCGCGTGTCCCGTTGAAACCAAATGCGTTGGCGGGTGGGAAAAAACTGAGACGGTTATCCAGAGATATATGCCTCAGCTTCAATGGCAATGTGAGGTGACTCAGTCGAAGAAGTGCGCGATCTCCATCATCGCGGGCTCTGCCGAGCCCTATATCGAGTACATCAAATACGACAAAGATTACGCCGACGAACTGATGGCGCGCGCGCACCGGTTCATGAATCATGTCTGGATGATGGCGCCGCCCGTTGTTATCGAGAAGGCTGTTCCTGTATATGTTGCGCACGATAAAATGCGGGAAATAAATGCCTATGGCAACAATACGTTTGCCGCAATGGCGTCACAATATATCGACAATAAGAAGAACGCAGCGGACTTCAAAGAAGCTGAGACAAAACTAAAAGAACTGATGCCGCCAGATGCCAAGCGAATGTTTGGCTACTTTCTCCAATTGAAGCGAGCCAAAAATGGAACCATCCGTATTAGCGCCTTGGATTGATACTACCCGTTCTGAAAACATTGATGCGTTGGTAGATGCGCTATCTAAGGCTCAAGCCAAGATCACCGCGCCAGATCGCAATCGCTCGGTTCACGTAGATATGAAAGGTGGCGGGACTTACGATTTCTCGTATGCTACGCTTTCTCATATCATCGAAAAGATACGTGGTCCGCTGACCGAGAATGGTCTGTGGTTTACACAAATCATGAAAGAGGACCAGGGGACATACATCCTGGATACGCGCCTGATGCATTCAAGTGGCCAATGGATCGCTTGTCAGATGCCATTGATCTGGGATGGCATGGGCGGCAATCAGAAATTCGGTTCGGCGCTGACATTCATGCGGCGCTATGCCCTGACAAGCCTCTTGGGGATCGCAGCCGAAGAAGATGACGACGCTAATGCGGCTGACGGCAACCAGATGACCGACCGTAAGCCGAACGCGCCTAAGCCTGATGTGATGAGCGACGCCGCTACCACCCAGCCGAAGAAACTAACGGTGCCGGTCCCACTCCATCCCCTGTCGGGAGATTGGGCACTCTTTGGTCGCGCTCTTATTACCTACGTGAAGGATTCCAAAGACTATAAGGAGGCCGAACAGTGGATTTCTCATAATCAGGAAATCATGGATACCATGAAGACTGCGGCACCCAAGATGTGGACCAACCTGACTACCTCGCTGACCAAAGTCATGGATGACAAAGGAGCGCAATAATGCCTGGGCCGTATCGAATTAGTGGCGCGATCTTTCCTAAAGAGATACCCAATGGTCCTGCGTTCGGTGGAACGATCGAGATCGAGGGCGTGAAATATAACATCTCACTCTGGGAGAAGACATCCAAAGCCGGTAACAGCTATCTACAAATATCGGAAGACAAACGAGCGGGTAATCTCCAAGGTAGCAGCGTCGGAACTAGTTCGGTGGCTAACAAGTTCAGGCGTCCTGCGGTAACGCCAGCACCAAGCCCCATAAACGACTTGGACGACGAAGATATTCCGTTCGCCCCAGAGTTTAGATGACCGACAACCGACCGACATCCGAGCGTTATCACGAAGCAGCCACAACATGGGTCGAGGCTGATGCTGCCGCGTCTCTTCTAGAGGAAACGCGGAGCGCGGTATTATCCGATATGGTCACGGAGATGCTATCCAAGAACATCAGTATGGCGGTTAACCGCGCTGAGGCCTTAGTTAAGTCATCTTCCAGGTGGAGAGCATTCGTCACCGAAATGGTCGAACTAAGACGCAAAGCCAATATGGCCAAGATTACCACGGAATATATTCGCATGCGGCATTCAGAAGAGATGTCGCAAGAAGCAACACATAGAGCGGCGAGCAGAATATGAGTGATATCATGAAACTTCTAGATGAAATTAGCGACCGTGAGCGCGAGATCAATGATTATGCCAAAGAGCATCGCCTGAAAATCGTCTCCGATCTTATCCAGTACGCATGCGCGCCATATGGCGGAAGTGCTGAAGGGGGCCTTGATATTGACGGCCTGATTAAGGATGCCGTCAAGCTTTCTCGGTTCGTTGAGCGCGGAGAAGCCAAAACCACTCATGCGCCCGAGATCACGATGAGGCCTTCTGGTAAAAAGCCCAAAGCAAAGCGTCCCTATGTCAAGCGGAGCAAGTTTTGGAAGAAGAAGTAGACTATCTCAAGATAAAACTAACGGAGACTCAAAAGAAGGTCCTCCTGGCTTTGTATGGAGACTCTGATCATCATCCATGTCTTAAGGTGTCAGAGATCGCGAAAAGAACCGATCTCTCGTTTGATGAAGTCCTCAAGGCTATTGGATTTCTGGAGCATGTTGGTTTTGCGGCTCAAAAAGATTGATGCGTAAGGAATTCTCACGTCGAGTAAAGTTCCAAGCGTTCAAGCGATGCTGCAATGACAAGGGCGTGCCATATTGCGAGATATGCGGCATTCCCTTGTCCGCAGGTAACCTGACTTACGATCATCGGGTACCTGACGGTCTTGGCGGCGACCCAACGTTAGAGAATTGCCAAGTAATCTGTATCAAGATTTGCCACAGAAAGAAAACCCACGAAGAAGATAACCTTGTCATGAAAAAAGCAGATAGGGTCCTAAAGAAGACGTTTGGTATCTCTACCCGTAAAGGGCGCCCCATTCCGGGCTCCAAGGCTAGCGGCTTCAAGAGGAAGTTCGACGGAACAGTCGTGAAGAGGGAAAGATGACAGAGGAAGATATCAAGAAGTTTGTCGCGGAGCGCGATGAGGTGCTGCTCTCTGGCGATCTGGAGCGCGTTCTAGCTTTCCACAAGAAGCATAACCCAAGCCTTATTGCGGTCGCTCAACCAGATAATATGGTCTTGGAGGCGTCCATGCATAAGGCTAGGACCGCAGCCAAGAGCTTGCCGATTGAGGCACGCAAAGTATCCAAGGCGTGGCTTCTGGAGCATGGCTTCACGTCGCTGGATGATGGTGATCTATGAGAAGTCTTGTTCCGGTAACCCCACGCGAGAGATGGGTTCATTACAGCAGCCGTCCTGATCAGATCGTGTTCTATGATACTGATTATTCGAAGGCCAAGGGTGAGCATGGGCATTTCAAACCTATTGGCCTATGGATAACGCCTTATAGCCAAGAGGATAATTGGTTCGAATGGTCTATGGGGGAAGAGTTTCGGATCAGTGAGCTGAACTACGTTCATGACGTAGAGCTTGCCGCTTGTGCTAATATCCTAAGGATAGCTAGCGTAGAGGGCTTGGATGCGTTCTCTCAGGAGTATGCGATAGACCTGTTCTCTAATAATCAAAAAGCTATAAGCCCCACTACGGGCGAGCGGCTAGAGAGTTGGATGTACTGCGATTGGCCGCGTCTGGCCCAGAGTTACGATGGGATCATGATCAGTCCGTATCAGAAGTCTCGCAGGCTAATGACCCATAATGGGAGCAGGACGGATTGGTACTATTCGTGGGACTGTGCTTCCGGGTGCATATGGAACGCAAGGGCGATCGAGAGTATTAATCTGCGCTCTACTGTCTCTGCGGGCTATGTTGAGAAACCAAGACGTAGTATAACGGAGATGATGAGTGAACTTAAATCTGCCGTGGATGAGATCGCTGATGTCACCAATCCATCACAAGTACGTACAGCACCTTAGCTGTATTATGCTTGTCGTAGATGTGCGGTATGATCGCCACCATAGGCATCATGATCGACACTACGAAATCTTTCTAACCCCAAACAGGAGAAGCAAATTGGCAAATGTAACTGTAAGTGTAGGCCACACCGTTGACTTCGCTCTGGTGTTCCTTGACCAGAACGGCAACCCGATGCTCGTAACCCCAACCCCGGACACCCCGCCGACCTGGACCGATACCACGCCTGCTACCGGCACTCTGACGCCGGCTGCGAGCGGCCTGACTGCTCAGGAAAGCGCTCTTGCTGTGGGAACGGACACTGTAAGTGTCACGCTCACGGTGGGAGGCGTTTCGTTTTCCGCCTCGATCGACCTGACCGTACAGGCAGCGCCACAAGTGCTGACCAGTGTACAGATCACAGGTACCGCTAATTAATGGGAAGGTCGAGGGTCTAAACCTGAAGCGTCCAAATATGCAGGGAGCTTCAAAAACTTCCTGCATATTTTTTATGATGATATGAGACAACTTGATTAGGGTTCACGATCACATAGCCAGAGATATGTCTTTCGTGCACCAGGGTTCTATGCCCATAATTTGAGTCGTGGACCAGCCAGACATCCCCGCCCCGATGTTCCATCAGCACCATCACATGATGCCTCCTGGCTGCGGCCATGCCCGGTGAGGCTATGGCCCTGGGGAACCTGTCGATCCACTCAGCAGCGCGGTTCAGGGGCTCTATGATACGCCCAAACAGATACAGAGAGGCTCCGCAGCCACAGAACGCATGGGGGCATCCCTCTGGGCGTCCACCGATGACCGTTCCAGCGTCGTAGCTGGCAGTAGCATAGTGTCTATGATGCCGGGAATGGTGGTGAGCATGATGAACGCCATGGCGAGCGCCATGGTGGCGCTGATGATGATGCCTAGCCTCTGCGGGAGAGATAGAGAGAGTAAAAGCGATGATCGAGAGTAGGATACATACTGTTCTAGCCACTACGGATATTCCCCATCTATTCCCGGTTTTCTCTCCCCCGGCCTTTTGGTAATCCAGCCGTTTCCCCTGCGCAAATCCTCTACTATTCGATGTAGAAGGATATAATTATCGCTTAGCGAGTCTAGTTTAGTGGTCTGGATCGCTTGCAGGACGATGATCTCGGATAGCTTTTTGATCTCTGCCTGCATGCCAGCAATGTCCTTGGCTTGGTTCAAAAGAGATAGCTCGACCCGCGAGGTTGATCGGCCTACCGTAAACAAACCTATGCCGACGCTACCAACAATAGCGATGATCTCGCCAACCTTTAGTGCAACATCCAACGTACTGGCGCTGGCGTCCATCGCTTACCTCTTAAGTCTTAGGGCAGTTGTCTACATAGAACTGTTCGTTCTCAAGCAGGCGTCTTTTTACGCCAATAGGGGCAATGATCTTTGAGTCCCCTTTTTCAACGATTACCTTGTTGTAAATCAGACAGAAGGAATCGATCTCATCCTGAGTGCAGCTACTTTGGCTCAAGGCCAGTAAGCTGAGCATCAACAGCATCAGAAGTGAGCGCATTGATTTGGTCCTTCAGGGTCTTCATCGTGGCGGTCTTTGTTAGAATAGATGCGGAGACCTTGGCGATCTCCGCATCCGTCCCAGCCTGGAATGATTTTGCATCATGAGCTTCACTCATGAGATTATTCACGAGCTTCAGAACCAACAAAATAATCTCAGGCCAAGTAAACAAATCACGAGTCCTTCGGGAGGTTAGGAACCAAGAAAACAAGGATAGGCGTAAGAACACCAACGATGCCATTGACCATGGACTCTGAGAGACCGAAGTGAAGGCCAAACAAGTTGGCAAGCGTTACCCCGCCCATGATGACACCGACGATGGCTTTGTCGAACGTCGTATACATTTTATGTTCTCCTGAAGATTGACGATAGAGAAGACATGATACTTGCGAATAACGAAGGGGGAGGCTGTACTTTTTGTACGAGAGGCGATGCGGGAGGTTTTGCCCCATTAGACAAGACTGAAGGGTCGATCGACTTCATGGCCAACAGTAACCCGGCGCACCCCAATTGTCTATCGACAACATCGGGGTCGAATACCCCATCCCTGATATATTTGCCGCTGGTATATTGGTTGGTGCCAGACCAGACGTAAGGAGAAGCGATTCCTCTGTTCGCGTAACCGAGCCCATTGTACTCTTCCAGCATTGTTAGAGTGCCGCCAATGCTCCAATCCTTGTTTCTGGCAGCAAATGGAGCGCAATTGACCAAGGCATCTACGGCGGCTTCTTCCCATGAGCTAAATGGCCCGCGACCGGCAGGAACATGAACCGATACTTCATTCCAGGGATCGCCTTGAGCAAGAGAGCTATGCCAGTTCTGACTGGCCTCTCGTTCGTGCACCACAGCGATAAACCACCAGGGGACGCCAGTCTGGACAGATACTTGCTGGTAACTAGCTTTGGCGCTGATTAGGCGACGCGCGACATCAAGAAACTGCGTGCCGTGATCGGGGTTGATCCTGGCTTTCAGCCATCTTGCCGTATTGAGGCTTTTGAGCTTACTGAGATCAGCCATGTCAAGCGGCGCGAATCATGGTTATTCCCCCTGCATATCCTGGTATCGGACTAGCAACAATGGCCTGAGAACCATTTGTATACGTGAGTGAATTAACCCCAGAAGCAAAGAATGATTGACCCCATACGTTATTAATGGCGGCAAGAATATTGCCGCTACCACCAGGATTGCCGATGTTAAAGTTTGAGTTAAATGTATTGCCGGAATTACTAACAGGAGCAAAAATAGAACTGCTCCCATTAGGAAAAACCGTAACAGTCCCGGTCGCGGTAAGAGAGGGTATCTGGCTTGATCCAAGATTAATACCGTTACTACCGCCTGAAGCAAACAACGTATTTCCGTCAATGCCAGCGCCAGCAGTTGTAAGATTGCTGGTTCCCTGATTTAGGGCAAATCTGGATTTTCCCCGAGTATCAGGAAGGGTATTGCCTCCAAGCAAATTAGCAAGAATCGGATATGTCGCAGAACTAAAGGTGGCTCCAGTACAATTGAGATATGGGGCTTTAGTACATGCACCGATCCATGAAGGAACTTGAGTTCCAGCATAGTCCCAATACTGACCTATGTTGCCCAGATTACGGAAGTTTACGGTGGTTCCATCATAGAAAACATCTTGTGTTCCTGGAGGAAGTCCAATGCCTTGGCCGGATGCGCCGGTAGAAATAAGAACGGCACAAAAGCTTGAAGGAGAATTGAGTAACTGATTGTCCACCGTCCAGAATTTATAGATACTAGGGAGAAATATCTGAACAATTCCAAGAAGCGTACCCGTCAATCGAATGACGGAGTTTTGTGCTTGTGATGCAGTTAGAGTAACTGGGGTGCTGCTCAGCGCCAAGGTTGTTACGCTGCCAAAGGCCTGATCGATAATCCCCGTATTTCCATTGACGGGGATGTCCCATACGCCCGTATCAGTACCTCTGATAGGCTGAGCAAGGACTAGGTTTGGGGTCGTCGGATCGGGCATCTATTTACTCCACAGCGGAGTGGCGGAAGTGAACGCGCTCACCATCTTGTCTTTATCAAGTCCTGTGGAATTTGAAAGAGAGATGGCGAAGTTACGGGCTGCCGTCTCGACGGCCCTGGGGACCTTGCCGGCGGTCCAGAGCGCGGGGTTATGGATGTATCGCTCCATGGCACGCGAAAAGGCCGTTGCCGATCTGGCCGTTGCAGGACGCGCCAGAATAGAAGCCAATATGGCTCCCGTTCCAAGCTCCCCTGCCGTATTCAAGTAATTACCTTCTTTGTAATCATTATAGAGACCCAAAGCCGCGCCAGCCCCCATCAGATAGGGTCCTGTGCGGGAAGTGTTTCGGAACTGATTTACGTTAGTCACAGCTCTTCCCAGGTTCAGGATCGCATCATAGGCATCGCGTCTTGGATTGCCGGCTACGCCAAACATGGCATCGCGACCCGCATTGGACATCTTACCATCCGCCGAAAGAAGCCGCTGAATACTAAAGTCACCCGCATCATTGGCGCCCATGCGACCTAAAACAGACCCCTGAATTCTCTCCCAGTCGGCGGGACGCATGGTATTTCTCAGTGCCGCGATAGCACCCACGTTGGGTCTGGGAGAGTTGATATTTCTGAATATCGTATCTGCCGCAGAGGTATCGCCAGTACCCTTACCGATCGCCGTCGTGATCTGATCGGAGATGTCTTTCCCAATAGAATGCTGAGCATTAGCCCGCTGCCAGAGGCTCACAGCCCGCTGGCCGCCCTGAGCCCTGACGATGTCCTCCATGTCTTTGGTGATCGCAGAAATAGTCCCGACATAATCCGCGTATTGCGTGTCAGCTTTGCCCTGCATGCTTCTCCACTTTGTATAAAGATTGGTACGCAGGTCTTTGAGGGCTGGGTAACTTAGACCTCCGGCATGGTTAACCGCTTCCATGGCTTGTGTCAGGATAGGTCCTGGGTTCCCGCCATACTGACCTAGGCGGTTCATCTGATTGGCCGTTTCCTGCCATAGCGCCATAGGGATTTGCTGGGCATGCGGGTTCGGCAGCGCATTGGTAACGGCATTATAGTTTTGCTCGGATATTCGCTTGCTAGCCGTCGTGAAGTCGTTCTTAGCTTGATTGGCGGCTTGCGAAGCCGAAGTCCTTAATTCGGTAGGCGTTCCAGGACCTACAAATCGATCCCGGATACCCCTGATGCCTTCAATCGCGCGTTCGCCTGCCGCGTGAAGGCTGGTTCCTACTCCAGGAAGGTGGCTCAGGTTCTCGCCCGCTGCCTGCAAAATCGGACTATCGGTCACCATGTAATGCGGTAACTGGACTCCATAACGATTGGCGGCGTCAATAATAGCCTGTCTGGCAGCAGTAGCCACACGAGGGCCGAACGCAGCATTCGTGGGGGCACCCAGAGTAGCGCCAAAGGCAGCGCCTTCCCCTGCGCTCTTGGGAATATCAGACGCCTCAGGAGCCTCGCCAGCGCCACGGAGAGCCCCTTGAAGTGCGCCCATGCCAGCGCCTCTTAACGCCCGCGCTCCCATCGTCGCGCCACGGAAAGCTGAACCTCCAGGTATCGCCATAGAACCCGCAATATCAGAGCCTGTAGCAATCGCAGGATGTTGGGCAGCGGACTCTTCCAGAGCTTTTCGGTGCTCATCTCGCGCCTTTGTGTACGCTTCGGACGCGTCTTTATCTCCACTGATAAGCTTCTGGTAGCCCATTCGTGCCAAGCCACGAATGGCTTGCTCTGGCAAAATGGGCATCCACTCCGGAGAACCTTCCGCTATGCCGGAAGCCGCCTTAAGACCTGCCATCTCATCGCTGAAGCCAGAAGTCAGCCCATGAACACCATGGAGCGCAGCGGACTCTAATGAGCCGTATTCTTTTGTGGGAGGCGTCTTATTAATGGGCTCATCCAGAGAACCAAAGAATGCTGCCGGACCAACCTTAGAGGGCGGCGGTTCACCCTGATAAACGTCAATGCGGCCACCTCCACTAGGAGGGGCAGGCGTCGCATCATTGCTATCTAGAGAGTTAAAGAAATCTCCGGGGCCAGCCATCACTGCGCACCCAGCATATCAAGATGCCCAGTAAGCCAATAGCTAGCAGTGTTTCCGTAATGTTTATTAAATCCAGCAACAACCGCAGGATCATGAGGATGCTCTTTCAGGATTTTAACGGCTTCAGGTAGCTGCTCGGAAGCTTTCCTGTTCGGCAGGTTCTCCATCATGGAGCGCACAATATAACGATCGACAGGATTTTGTTTCTGGAATGCTTGTTCCCATCCAGTCGGAATGCCTTTGTTCTCTTTGATGTAATTTTCATAAAAAGCATGCTTGTCGCGGGTGTACTGTAACTGAGAGTCATAACCAGCCAGAAGTCTCAGCATGCCAAGTGGGCTTTGCGTCAAGCCAGGAGTGGACTCGATGCCGACTTGCTGACCCGCAAAAGCCTCGCGAGAACTCAGGTTAGACGCAAACAGCATACCAAGGGTGCGCTGATCCTTTGAGATCACTTCCATGGCTGCAAGTTTCTCAGGATCGATCGCAGGAGGCTTTCCAGCAGCGCGAGCCGCTTCGTTGAGCGATCGCGCATAACGAATACGCTCATCGACGTTATTGCCGCGCATGGTAGCTATCTTGGTCAAGAACCCATCAGAGTCCGCGTCCTTCATAAGTTTGCCGAACTGCTGTTTGCTCTGCTGAACAAGAATATCTTCGTTGCCCATGTTGTTGGCTTCTTTGGTATGAAGCGTTGTTACATGGTTATTCTCAGCGTTAGCTTGCGTAAGCGCGGGAGAGCCTTTGCGATAGTTCGAAGTGTCTACTTTAGGCGGAACAAGATTGCTGGCCAGTTGAGGTTCTCTCATCGGAGAGACTTCGGCAGGTGTAGATATCCCACTTGGTGTATTGTCTGGAGATATCTTGCTGGTACTGTCAGAAGGCTTTCCAGGATCAGTAAGAGAGCCGTTTGCAACGGTACCGTCAGGATTGACAACCTTTGTTTCACCAGTGGTCTTATTGTAGAGCGTCTTGCTGCCATCCACGGGATTCTCATTGATGGTCATCCATCCGCGTAGACCCAAAAGCTGGGCCTGCATCTGAATTTGTTGTTTGCGGACATCGATTTCTTGTTTCTGGTATGGCGTCATCCTTTCGTATTGATCGCGATGGAACTGGGCCTGCTGAGCAAGCTGCTTGGCTTTCTGATTAACGCCTTCTTCGGTCGCAAGGTCCTTGCGCTGTTGTTCAAGTGTCTGCACGCCAGCCTGTAGACCCTTGCCGATATTCACGCCAGCAAACGGAGACGTGCCGGCCATCATCGCAAAGCCCGCATTCATCAGCGCCGTCCAAGGACTTTTTGCAAAGTTCCTAGATGTATCGTGAACCTGATCCAGATCAGGGTAAGGTAACTTTTGATCGAGGCTTGTGGTGGTATCTTGAGGAGGAGGCGGCGGTGGTGGGGCTCTCATAGGTCCGCCAGCGCCAGGAGCGCCCATTCCCGGTCCACCAGCGACTTCCTGCGGAGGAGGCAACGGTGGCGCTTGCTGAGGCGGTTGACCCTGACCAGAAGTCATATTGCCCATCATCTTGCCGTCAGGACCAAACACAGGAGGCTGCTCAGCCGGCGGTCCCGCAGCCATAGGCTGTTGAGGAGGAGGGGACGGCGGCATTGGCGTGTGGGGATTATTGCCGCCAATCGGATAGGCTCCAGCGCCCTGCAAATAATGGTTCTGCGCCATGGCCAGGGGCATTTCGCCCATGGCCGATGAAGCATCTGCGGCTTCGTTCTCAAACGGGTTCCCGCCATCCGCAAATGTTTGAACGCCCAGGTTGGGATTGACCATGCCGCCCTGGCTGAGGAACATCGGGGCGATCTGCATCACCATTTTACCGATATCGCCCGCGCTCGGACCGGAACTCGCGGCTGATTGAGAAGGAGGATTGAGGTTCAGCAGTGGATGGCTACCACTAGAGGCGACCTTCATGTCAGGAACAATGGGATCGGACTCCATCCAGTCGGGATTACCCATGGAACTACCAGCAGAGCCACCAGCCGCGTATCCAACGGCGCCGCCACGGGCACTGAGGGGAGCGCCACCGACCGATGTGGGACCTACGGAACCTGGAATAGACGACCCTGGATACAAAGCCGATGGGCTACTGTTGAACGCACCAAGGCCGCCAGCCAAGCCAGCGGCGCCTACGCCTGCACCAAGTAATTGGCTCCACATGCTCGGAGCGGGCGCGGTGGTCGTTCCCTGCCCTGTTGTAGTGCCACCCATGGCACCAGACAGGCCGCCCGTGATGCCCGCAAGGTACTGCGCAGTCTGAAACGGATACGCAAGCTGCGCAAGTTGGTTCTGATACGGCGCATTGAGCTGAGCCTGTTGCTGAGCCTGCTGCTGATTGCCAGACGCAAGCAGGGCGCCAGTTCCTTGCATATTCGCGCCCAGAACAGATGTTCCCAGGTTGGTCATGCCGTAGCCGGCATTGGCCGTCATCTGCTGTTGCTGCTGAGCCGCGTTTAGGGCGCTCTGATAAATCCCAGAAGCGGTCTGGCCTGTGGCCAAGTTCTGCTGCCGGGCCAATTCACCCTGGGCAACGCCAATACGGTCAGCGCCGACACCACCTGCGGTCTGCGTAGACCTACCAGTCAAATCCTGCATCTGTTGGCCCTGCGATTCTTGCAGGTTCGCCATGACGGCAGATGCATATGGATTATAATAATTGCTGATCTGTTGCCCGGTCAGGGGCTGTGCGCTGGATTGAATGTCTTGCTGAGCCTGATTATAATAGGGCTGAGCCGAGCCTTGTAAGTTCTGGTATTGCTGAAAGGCTTGATTTTGAGTCGGGTTAAACCCAGCAACTGGCGCTACTGGCAGATTAAAGGGCGTATTCGCAGCGTTCGTGGCCATGTTAATAGCCTGCGTGCCCGCGCCAGAAATAGCCGGGTTCGCAGAGTATGTCTGAGATTGATTTGTGGTTGTAGTGTTACTTCCTTTCGACCCCAAGTTGTATATCCTCCTCTATCCCGGATTGAAGAATTCGCCATGAAGTTTTTGCGCAGTTTTAAGCGCGGCTTCATGGGCTTCTTTAGCGGTTACATGGAAGGATTGATGAAGACGTTTACGACCTATACCCATAGCTCTGGGAGCGCATATTTCAGCGCACCATAAGCCTCTCTGCTTACAAAAATGAACCCACTTAAATCCAGATTTGTTATTGCTCTGTATCTTCTTGTTGGTTCGATTTTGCGATACAGTTACTTCTCGCAGGTTTTCAATTCGGTTATCAGATCGATCGCCATTAATATGGTCGATTTCTCCTTTCGGCCAAGCGCCAGTGGCCCAAACCCATACAAGATGGTGAGCGCGTATCTTATGATATTTTTTATTTCCCAAAGGGAAGCTTACAAGACGGTAGCCATTCCATGCAGTCCAACTGGCATCAAGCCAATTGCCACCGCGAGATAGGCGCCTAACATCTCCAGTCTCAGGCGTAACCTGGAACTGAGCCTCCAACATAGAGCCGGTTATTTCAATGCCCAATTTGGGTTTCCCAAGCACTCCCTCAGATAATCCCCATGCGTTTTATACAGTTAGGCTCGCTTTGCCGCAAGCCACGACTCTTTCTCCATATTGTGGTTCTTGCGCTTAACGTCCGTGTCTCCAATCGGGTACAAAAAGAAAGCCCCAATGCGTGGTAGATATCGATCATAGAGCCTGATCTTGGCGGCGGTTCTGTCGTTTGACATGATGCCGGTAACTAACTTTATGTCCAGTTCGTCAGCCATATTCTTCATCCACTGGATACAAGCCTTGGCATGTTCTGAAGCTCGATATTCAGGGTCTACATAAACGATCAATTCTTCAAGGTGAATTTGCTCCGAATACCAGTAACTTCCCAGGATAACAAAAACGATGGCTTCTAGTTTCCCAGGGCTGCCTATGACGCCGATTTGGCCGCGTGGCCCGTTGTCGTTGCTCATGACTTGATCTGGATAGATGGCGCGGTTCAGATAGTAATCGACTTTTTGGGGGGCTAACTTGAAAATGCCATTGTCTCGATGCCCCATCAGAAACAGGCGCCATATTTCCGGAATATCAGCCGCGATGGCCTTGCGAACGAGAGAAGGAGATGGCTTGATGGTCATGCAGCTCTCCGGAATTCGCCATGGTATTTTTCTTCTGCGGAGATGCGAGCCGCTATAGCATCATTCATGTCATTAAAGTACCCAAGGTGTGTCCACTTGCCATTAGCTTTTATATAAGCTCGATATTTTTGCTTTTGTTCGTGCCAACACACACCCTTTCGAACAGAAGATTTTTTGTGGATTATTTTTGAATTGAAGCAATTTTCTTGTTGGGTGCATTCCCTCAAATTCAAGATACTATTGTTGGATGGATTACCATCTTTGTGATCAAGATATCCCTCTGGCCACGCGCCGGTCATATAGAGCCACGCCAACCGATGGGCTAGATAGAGTTTATCAAGAACTCGAACATGAATGTATCCTAGATCATCAGTCCAGCCCATAATCTTACCATGCTTAACCGATCGCTTAGTTTTAGCTCTGGAAAAATTTCCAGAGTTTGGATCGTAAACGACTCTAGTCTTCAAAATATCCTGAGTAAGATTTGGGAACTTACCGCTATATGTTGCGGCATATCTTTTTTTAGGGATCACGCCTCTTGGCATCAGTTTTGCTTCGGTCCTGGGAGAGATTGAAGTGTTTTTACATGCTCCTTCCTAACATGCTTAACGAATGCGTCAAGGACGGCCCAGCCCTTTTTCATATCACCACCCCCAATCGCAGCTACTGCGTGTGGATGCACCACGTACTCACCTCCGGCTGCAATTATTTTGGCGGTGTTAGTATCCCCTCCATCCGTAAAGCCTAACTTAGATACTTTAGATAAAGAAGATAGTCTGCGCATCTTTACTGGACCAGAACCACTATGTGATCTGGGTAAATTCATGCCGTATGGACCTTTGTTAAAAATCCGATCCAAAATGGTTCCTCCAGCCATGGTATTGCCCTGGCCCAGCGCGCTGGGAATGTCGGCAGGAAGCACATAGGAGCCTCCAGGGACGTTCAGTGGTATCTTGTCAGTACGCCCAGGGATTGCGGATTTAAGCATCCCAGAGCTTCCCCTGGCCTCGCTGCGCACAAACCAGGGAGGATTAGGAAGACCGCCCGCAGCCATATGTGTCCTGCCTCCGCTCTTGCGCCATTGAAGGCCGCGTGTGACACTCTCAGTATCTTCAGGATGTATCTGATATTTATATCCCTTAGCGCGTCTATCTTGAACATTTCGCGCCTCAGTCTCACCGGAATTGCGCTCATAAGTAGAATGTTCAGCGCGCTCCCTAGCGGCATTTTCTGGCGTTAGCTGATATGATCTTTTAGCCTGTTCTTTAGCTAGGTCTTCATGCCAACTGGGAATAGCAAATGAACCCTCCTCTTGAGGAAAGAGTTCATGACTATGTTCAGCTCGTCCAGAAACGGCACCAGGATTTGAACCTCCTGAAAAACCTTCTCTATGTTGAATTGCATGTTGCATCTCATGAAGAGCGTAACTTACACTCTTTGGATCGTCAGGATGAGCAATACCAATCACTCCCCTCTTTGGATCAAAAGCTGCGCTGGCGCCCATTATTTGTAGTTCTGGCGCATACTCTATCGGAGGCACACCATAAATTTTGTGGAAATCTCCCGCCGGATGCACGAGTTCGTATTTATCCTTTAGCCCTTTAATTGGCTGGAGACTCGCGCCAAGATCGGATATCTCTTTGCGCGGTTTCATATCAGCGCCAAAAGACCAGCCGGATTTCGGGAAGACATCTCGATCCTGGAAATTGCCCGCAGCAGCGCGCGACTCAAGAGTACTCCTGGCTTGGGCATCTCTTAAGTCTTGCTGCATACCAGCATAAATATCCCGGAACTTCGGGTTCATCTTCTCGCTGGCTTCTTTGATAGCTTCTCCGACCACGGGATGTGCCATAGTTGGCTTGCCAGCGGCACGAGCTTCCTGTCGTAACATATGTGCGCCATAGGGACCCACAAAGACACCAGAAATCCCAGGAGTGGGTCTAACGCCAGCATTACCCAGCCCCTGGAGAGCTGTCTCCATAGCCGGCCCAATAGACTTTTTCTGATATCCCTCCTCGCCAAGATGACTTACGTCCTGGGCGCTGGCATCGATGGCGCGCTGAGGAATCGAGGCCAATGTGTCGATCTTATGCTTGACGTAGGGGTTAACGAAGGTCTCAGGCGACATGGCGGCCTGATCTGACGAATTGAAGATATCGTCAGTAGTAGCGCCACCGTCTGCCTTCATGTCGTAATCAACGATGTTCCCGGCGTCGTTATAGATATTTCTATGGTCTTTGTTGGTTCGCATTCCCTGCATCATATTTTCCGGAGTCATAAGGCTGGGATCGTTTTGTTGGGGGTTCATCAACATCTGGGCAAATCCTTGCGGATGATCCAGCATATTCAGGAAGCCCATCCCTCCCATACCCAGCATGCCGCCGCCGGCTTTCTTGAGGGGGCCGCCCTGTTTGTATCCCTTCCACGGTTTCTTGGACATCACGCCGCCGATCGAAGGTGGTACGATCTTTCCAGCAACCTTGAGACCACCGCCAGCTTTCTTGCCGTATTTCCTTGCGGTCGAGAGCGCAGCAGCAATGGATTGATCCTGGGGATGACCAGCTCTCATCATTTCCCTTATATTGCTGGAAATCGCTGGTTTACTTCCTGATTTGATCAACGGCATCAGTACAATGCAATCTTGCCAGAGAACCCAGAAGAAGTGACTACCGTGATATAGCCCTTAGTCTGGCTTGAGCTGAAGGTGATGGCGCCAACTGACGATGGCGCTGTCGTGGACACAGCAGTGGCTCCAGGAAATACCTGACTCAAGGTCTTGTTAACGGAGTTGAGAGCGACAACTCCGTTTTGGAGAGCTGAGATCAGATCGGTAATTGATGCCATTAGCGTCTTCCATCCTGAGCAAATCGATATCTAAGGCGGCCAATGCGCCAAAAGGCGTCAAGGTCTATACCTTCGACCTTCATGCTCATCAGCCTACCACGAATGCGTGTGTTGATGAACTCGGTATTCTTATTGAACGCATAGGGACCATACACTCTTGGTGTGTCACCGGGATAGTCCGTCGCAAAGAACGTCAGGGTCAGATTGGCGCTGGTGCCTCCAGGAAACGTCGTGAACTGCATGTCCGGTAATATCCAGTCTACGATGGCCATCTCATTGCCATCAGCGATAGACCAATAACCTGTCTGGAAGGACGTATCGATCGGAAGCGTGCCCGCATTGTATCCGATCTCGTGTTGATAGATCGTCCCTGTTAGATCAGCGCCAATCGGATTGCCCAGCACCGTCACATCGATCCAGGCCGAACGGCCAAGAGTGCCATAGTCCCATTCGTTTTCTGTGGTGTTTAGCTTAGCATAGAGGGAATTCTCGCCATTGCCGCCTAGCGCCGGAAAGAACCAGGAAATCTCGTTATACAGGCTGTTAACGGCGCAACGTACTTTCCCGATGTTAGCGATGTCCATGTTCTGGAAGACAAAGTTCCATACCGGACATGGTACGGTCGCCACGCCTTGCTCGCTAAGAACAAAGAAATTATTGGGACCCATCCAATAAACATTGCCATTAAGAATACCGCAGGCGTGCTGTCCGACAAGGCCGCAACCAGAACCAATTCGGTTAAACCCGAATACAATCGGCTGACCAACGTTTTGCATGACGTAGACATCGATGTCGGTCCATATGATGCCTTGCTGGGCTGATTGGATGCCGCCCCTGATGATCGAACCCGTGGGAATACGAAACGACCCAGCCCAGGTCTGAGAGTTGACCGCAAAGTTGGTATAGTCCAATGCATCAGACCATCTCACAACAAGAGGGTCTTTTACGCCGCTGCTCTGGATAGAGCCCCAGCATACGAGAATTTGCTGAGGTTGAGAGACGAAGATGCCGCCATTGAAAAACGGCGCTGTTGGAATAACACTGGCGTTCTGGAAGCCGCTATTGGCGGACCAGACATAAACAGGCCCTCCAGAGGGACACGCAAGCAGTGCCTCTCCCCAGTTCGACAGACTCCAGTCCGTCGCTGTGATAGGCGTGCCAGAACCCGCTGGCGCCGCGCTGCCTGTTCCAAAACCACCAAGGCCAAATGGTCCACCGCCGAAACCCAAGCTCGCAGGAGGACCCAGCGTATAATAATAGACCAACTCAGCCCGGCTGGAATTCATGGATGCCGTTGCAGCGCTGGTACCTTGCGTGGCCACACTGATATTAAAGCTGGTCGAGTCAATGATGCTTTGTATAGAGTAGGGCCCTTGGATGGTCACGCCGCCGATGCTGCTGGGCGCAATGAACTGCTGAAATATTCCCGTGATCATTGGGAAGTTGTTGTTGGGAAGAACAACTTTAACAATGGCGCTTCCAGAAGACACCGTAAATATCGGGAGAATTCCGCTCGACGTAACAGTCGTATTCGCTGGAACACTGGACAGGATAGTATAATTGCTCGAACCAAGAGCCGAATTGACGGGATAGGCGCCATTCAGAAGAAGATTGCTGAGCGCGATTGGAGTGTTAAAGTAAACAGTAGTAAAAACTGTGGCGCTGGAATTGGCGTCTACGATCGTGACGATATTGCTTCCGCTGGAAACAGAGAAATTAGGTGTAAAGTCGCTAATCCTAGTCTGAGGTGTAATGTCTGTATTAGCCCCAGATACGATCACAGAGAGCGATTGCGTAGCGCCAATGCCGAGATACTTATTGGTGAGAAGTCCCTCCCAGCCGAAAAGCTCCTTGATCGTAGAACCTATCGCGACAGGATAATATTGGCTCCAGCCGCCGACCTTTTGCACCATTTGCTGCTGGTATCGAACATTATTCGCCGCCGAGATGCCAGCCTCGTTCTGCGATAGCGTCAACATTGTATTAACGCCAGGACGCAGATTTACAGAGGTCATCGGCATGTGGGCTAAGCTCTCGGGGGCGTCGCTGGATTAGGAACTTGGGCCTGCCAAGCAGGGGCGGTATATTTTTTTCTTGCTTCTTCCATGTTGGCAGAAGCCAATAGTTTATCATACTGGCTATCCCATGAGACTGCCATTTGGGCGTTATCAGCCTGCGAACCGAAGTTCTTTTGATAACCAGACGCAAAGATCATCGATGCCGCGATGAATAGATCAGGCAGCGTCTGAGTCAAGAATGTACTGGAATTGCTTACCGACAAAGCCAAAGGGCGCTGTGTTCCAACGATCTCTACGTTGTAGGATTGATCAGGACATGGCCCCAACGTGGCATATGTCGCTGTGGCCGGCGCGAAGAACTTGGGAACCCCGGTTCCGCTGGAGTTATTAGGATAAACCGTATCGATGAACATCTTGGAGGCAACTTGGAGGGGAACGCGGGTTCCGTTCGACGAGAACGCAGTGACAGGCGTGATGACATTGATCTGATCTACAACCAGAAACGAACCTAGTGTCGTCGGATAGTTGAAGATACGCTGGTTGGCGACTACGTTGGTGCTAGTATCCGTAATGTACGTCGCGAGAAAATCTCCTTCTCGGTAAATCCTCTGCTCGGCGTAATCTATCATGCCGGGAAGCATGGTATTGAAGTTGGTGTCAGCCGTAGATGTGACCATCAAGTTGGTGATCTGAGCGATATACGTTGTAAAATTAAGATCGCTTGCCATTATCCAGCCCTATATATCCGTAGCTGAGCGATAGAAACTGAGGATATTCCATCTCCCGTCAACAGGAACTGATGATATAGATATCCCGTGGTCGGCGTAAGCGTCACATCGATGATTTCTCCGATCGAGCCAACCGTAACTCCGGTCGCCAACGTCGTGAACCCAACGGGCGTATTAGAACCTTGAAAAGCCCATGTCACAGGTCCTGAGGCGACGAACTTGGCATTGTTGGGAGCAGTGGCAATGAACCTCGTAGCGGTTACCCCTTGCGTGGGATAAAGCAGTGACCAGTTCTTGCCGACTGAGTTATTGGCGCCTGAGATTGAGCCGGACAAGATGGCGCTGAACGCGAATGGTTTGTTGATGTTGGAATCGAACGCAGCAGCCAACCCGCCACCTTGGATGAGGTTACCAATATTGAGACCGATTGTGTCTATGGGATTGTTATCAATATTGTATCTCTCAGGGCGAGGGTCATCCACGGGCTGAGGATCGGCCGGCAGAACAATCGTGCGAAGTTGTTCTTGTGGCGTATCGTAACAGTCATCGCAAACCAGCATGTTCTGGTTGACGGTCCTGGGACCAGCCCACTCATATTGCCATTTCAGGTCTGGCTTATTGTATAGGGCGCCGCACCTGTCACAAACCGCCCAAGCGACTGGATTGTGCGTTGAGACCTGAGCGCGGCCATGAGGGCGATAACTCATCTAAAGTACCCAATAAGTCCTGGCATGATGGCGACGCTGACGTTTTCTATATCCTGCTTTGCAGCGATATCCCAGGCTTCTTGCGCGTCTGCCTTGCGTTGCATCTCCAGAGGAGGTGCATAAATCCGTGCCAGTCTGGCGGCGAGACCAGAAACAAATGCATCCAGCCACAAATAGGGTATCTCGATGTTCTGGCCGTTGATGTACTCAGCGTCTTGTATCTGTCTCACCCTATAATAAAAAAGCGTATAAGGACCATTGCCGTCAGGCACCTGCCAAAGGGTGATCGTCGGAGATATCAACCGGTCGTACCAAAAGACCGTGGGAAACGCCTGCAAGGTCTTATCAGGATACGTCGCGTACTCAGATCGGCTGATGGGATAGATAGACCTATCAGTCGGTGGAGACCCGTACCTGACATAGGCATCCAGGATCATCGCGGTCTCGGCGGGAAGTTACGTGGAGC